TAATGGGGGCTGGACCAATCCCTGTATGGATAGGGATAGGTATAGGATTACTTGCTGCTTTGGGAATTGTTATGTTAGAATTTTCTGTTGGTGCACTTATCGCCGCTGTAGCATTTAAAATGGTAGCGGATAGTATTGTGCCAATGGCGAATGGGATAAAACAATTAACGGACATTGGGTATACTAAATTAGCAGAAACGGCGGCTGGATTAGGATTATTGTCATTAGCATTTGCTGCTTTTGGGGCAGGATCACTAATCGGTGGGATTGGTAATTTTTTTGGCGGATCTATTTTTACCAATATAGATAAGATGGCAAATTTGGGAGATGGTCTCACAATTACTGCCGATGCATTGGCATCAATTGCTCAGTCAATGGTAATCATTTCCGGTGCCAAGATTGATACCTCTGGATTATCAGCATTAGGAAATGTTGGCACAACAAGCACAGTTGTTAATACAAGTAGTAAATCAAATATAGATTCACAACAAGCAACGACAAATGCGTTGAATAAAATTGCCGATGCATTAAACAATGGTGTAAAGATTGATTTTGATGGTAAATTGTTAAAATTAAAGAAACAATTAGCATTAAATAATGATAATACTATAGCCCCTGTAAGGACATAATTTATGGCAAATCCAATTATACCATCATTTGTAGATAACTCAAAACAATTGGCAGCAGCAAAAAGAGCAGATCAATTGGCAGAAAGAAGAGTTAATAAACAAATCAACAATTATGAGAACAAACAGATTGCTACTGATGTATTGGCTGCATTAGGTGTTAATGCCAATCTTAGTTCTCCTCAAGTAGCTAATCAGGTTTCTCATGTTTATCCAACCCCAAATGGAATGGATGGGTTAACAATGTTTAATTTGCCAAACCTTGGATTACCTACTATACCGGGATTAAATCTGAATTTACCATCAGTATCTGTTATACCCGGAGTAACTTTAGGATTGGGTGGATTAACTTGTACAGGTGTAAGCAATATAGGACAAGAAATTTACGCAACCGATTATCGAAAGGAAGTGGTTGAACCTGGGACGCAAGATTGGGACAAAAAAACAAATGATAAAGATATAGTTTGCCCCAACAGTCCAAGTTGTATTTCAACAATTACTTCAACATGTGTAACACAAGAAACGAAAGATTATATTGGTGGTATAAACAATTTAAAGAACTATACACAAACAAATGGAGGACATTATGGGGGAGCAATTCCTCATCAAATAATATCTGGTTCGTCAAATGACAAGGCCGATACACTCCCACCAGTTGGAGGAAATAGAGGAGCATCCTGTATATGTTCACAAATTCAAACGCTATTAAGTTTTACAAAAAATTTGAATGGTAGTAAATACGCAGATACAAGCGCATGCACAGATTATTTAACTCCGGTTACATATGAGGATTCATGGAAACAAACACAAAATGGTGCGGGGAACGAATTAATAACGTGTAATCAACCCGTATATACTGTAAATACATGCAAAAAAGATCCGCTTTTACTTTTAACTAGACGCGGTTTTTCTGGTCCAGGACAACAAGATACTGTTAATTCCCTGTGTGTATTGTCGTCAAATCAACTTGGAAGTGCAAGATATAACTCCAGTGGTGAATACGATACTGACTATAGTGATATCATTGCATTTTACTTTCATGATCTAGTAAATGATAGATATATACCATTTAGAGCGACTGTTAAAGGTATAAATGAACAAGCACAGGCAGAATGGACTGATATAAATTATATTGGCCGTGCAGATAAATTGTATAATTACAAAGGGTTTTCTAGAACATTGGGCTTCAACTTCATAGTTGTGGCCAGTAGTTTGTTGGAACTGATGCCAATGTGGCAAAGAATCAATTATCTAATGACATCTGTCAAACCGTCTGGATATACAAATGTAACCAATTCTGCCAATAATATTGTGTCGCATTTTATAATACCACCAATGATGACCGTGACAATTGGTAATATGTATAAAGAACAACCAATTGTTATTGATAATATTGGACTTACTATCCCAGACGAAGCACAATGGGAAACATTATCTGAAAATTTAGCATCCCAAGTCGATTGGTCTTATTTTAACGGAATTATAACAGTTAAAAACCCATACGGAAAACCTCATGCTAATGGAATGGCAGCGCAATTTCCACGGGTAGTAGAAATAACAATTCAAAGTAAACTCTTAGAACAAACTCTTCCTCAAATGGGAGATCATAATTTTGGTAGTTATAATCCGATGAATCCAGACGACGGAAAATTCTCAGATAAATTGTTGGTAGGAGATGCCCCAAAAAATTCCAAGATAGCACATGCTAAGGCAAAGAAAAATGATAACGAGATATAATTCAAATTACAATATAAATGCTAGCAACAATGGTAAAATATTTTTTGGTTCTAGACTATATCCTGTTATAGATGCGCAAGACAGTGATACTATTTATATAACCGGCGATACAGATTATCTTGATTACATGGCATATAAATTTTATAATGACTCTGGTTTATGGTGGATTATTGCGATGGCAAATAATTTAGGAACAGGAAGATTGAGTGTTAAGCCTGGTTTACAACTACGTATACCTACAAATGTAGAACAGATAATAAGTCAATTTAATCAATTAAATAGTTAACAATATGGCAACAACGCAACAAATGTCACCTCCGTGGTCAAACTTTCCAATTCCTAGTTATATAAGAACAGAATTGAGAAGAAGAGCAAGTTATGGGCTTAATTCTCCGGGAACCCCAAATACACAAACAGTATATTCTGATGCATATAAAGGCCCATTAACTTCGTGGATACGAGTGGCATCATTGGCAGAGGTAAAATTTGGTTCAATGACTTCTCCGTATAAAAATGTAAACAAAATAATAGAAGGATTTGTTTTTTCTCAAGGAAATGTTGGGTTTTATGATAGATATGGAATTAATAATAATGTTGGAAGTGTTAATCCAGGAAAATTGCAAACTGTTGGTTATGATAGAAGAGGAAATCCAATCCAAATAGATAATACAAATGATTCTGTATTACAGAAGTTTAGACCTCCGCCAGTAATAGCATCCATATCAGTAGATATAAAAAAAGATGTATATAGACAGGCAGAAATTCATTGGAAATGCTTTTCATTGGCACAACTTGAGTTAATGATACCATTTTTTCTAAACCCCGTTATATCTGTTACAGTGGAATGGGGATGGAATAATTTTTCTTCGGATAGCTTATTAGATTTATCTCCAGATGCTGCTAATGATAAGTTTATAGATCCATGGAATGCTGCCGATTATGGGTTAGTAGTTGATAAAAATACATCAGAAATATCAATATCTGGAAGTGGATTTAATGTTACTAAGGTTGGTAATGGAATATTTTCAGCATTCTCCTGTCCAGAAATATTTGAAAGAAACGTGAAGAAATCATCCGGAAACTATGATGGAATGATAGGAAGAATAACAAACTATGGGTTTTCATTTGATAGTTCAGACAATAGTTTTAATTGTACTACAACAATAGCATCAAATTCAAAATTTGTGAATGCAATGTTATTGAATAATCTTACCAATGAATCAAAGGTTGATGGCGGAGATGATACCAAAAAATCGACTAATAGTTTTAAGGAATATTTTGAAAAGTATTTTGAACAACAGATGTTTGCCAATGCGGATTCTAATGTAACAGATTATGAGAAAACACACGGATTACAGAATTTAAATGTGGCTGATAGACTTTGTGTATTTTCTCCGTCAGATTATGTCGCCAAGCCAAGCGGATTTCTTGGTAGTGGGTATACTTTGGCTTGGCAAGCTGGATCCATTTCCGACTCTTTAGTTATAAAAAGTACACAGCCATTTTTCAATACAACAGCAATCGGAAATAAAAAGAAAAAATATGTAGCATTAAAATTATTTTTTAATGAGATCAATAATTTTATCATATCACAAAAGGCTATTAACTGGGCGAAGACTGGTAGAAACACAACACCAACATATGGTAAAATTTTATTTAGGGGGGAAATGATTGGCGGAGATATTAATATGATATCTTGGGATGTCGATATTCTTATTCCAAATGCAAAGGCACCGTTTTACTATCCAGAATCTTTTTTAGATGAAAGACTCGTATTGAGTACATCCATATTAGATCAACGCAATCCATTTTTTCTTTCCGGTAAATTTTCCCCGCCAACATCAGATTCTCAAATAAGCAATCAAGATGATGCACAGGTATTTAAAATTCTTCGGTCTACACATAGACAAAATTTAAATAAAGTTCTAAATTATAGAACAACAGATCAAGCTCCATTGGCATTTCCGAGCATAGATAGCCCAGATAGAGGATTGTTAGAAAATATCTATGTAAGTACTGACTTTGTAAAGGAAGCATGTCAAACAGAAAGTATAGAAGATTTATTAAAATATGTATGTAATAGACTAAACAATTTATTTCCAAATAAATGGAATTTAATAGTAATAAAGGATTCTAATAATGTATATATAAACGACGAAAATTTCTTTCCAACAAAACCGCAAGATTTAAATAACAAAACCCAGTTTGGAGTAGACACATCAGATACATATTTATATTATTTGGAACCATTTGTACAAGAATCAATATCAGAAAATTTTAAATTTGAAGTGGCTATGAAAGACAGTATAGCATCGGCAATTCTAAACCACGTTCAACATGATAATGGACAATCTCAGATTAATTCTCCATCGGCCTCCGCAAATCCTGCAACAGCAACTCCACTAACTGTACAAAATGCACTAATAACAAGCCCAACATATGATGTGTGGGACCCAATAAGTCTGAAATTGACAAAAATAGCAGATCGTAAAAAAGAGTTGGCAATAAATCCAGACAAACAAAAGGAATTGTTAGCGGGTGCGTTAAAAAGTATAAATGAGGGTGCTCTTATTTTTAGAAGGGTGGAAAGTACAAGTGCCACAGCAAGTGACCATATCTTGGAATCACAATTAACTATACCAGAAATTTATAAATCAAAGGCCATGTCATTATTGGCAAATCCAACCGGTGGAGATTCTAGTTCAAATAATGCTGTAATGCCGGGGACTTCTGTGGAATTTGAAATTCTCGGTCTCGGTGGATTCAAAACATTCCAAATTCTTGCGGTAAAAAATTTACCAGAACCATACACAAACAAATTTGTATTTCAAATAAAAGAACTAAAACATCAACTAGAAAGTAATTCGTGGAAAACAACGGTAGTGTGTGCAATTCGTCCAGTTGGTGATATTTCCAAGTTTGGTTAAAATATCTTGACATATTTACCATAATCATATACAGTCATGTTATGGTAGTTATAAAATCAGAACAACAATATCAACAATTTTTAAGTGACATTGCACTCCAAAAAGTGTTTGTTGATTATGTTATTGCTGACCCCGATAAACACCCCAAATATCAAGGGAATCCAGTATCAAGTGCACCATATACTAGAGTAATTGCCATTTTTATAAAGAACATCGACTCAAATGTTACATATTGTATCAATATTTGGCACCAAGATGTTCATAACTTTGAATTAAATCATCTAAATGTCATACCAGATATCGTAAAAGTGACCAAAAATGTGTTTGTAACCGATAAAAAGCGATTTATGCACATATTTGGGCATCAGGAAGTGGATGACATCATACTATATAAATTCCAAGAAGGTCTTATAGAACATGATACAGAGGACTTTACGACAAAGTACCATGATTTTGTCAAAACCAAACAGTATAATCAACATAAATTGAATAATATAGTCCCGCTTGCCAAGCATCTCGAAGCATTTGAAGATAAGTTCGATTATTATAAAAATGATATGTTAAATTTCATAACAAGCGATGCATATCGACAAATGAATACAGTTATTGCCGAAACATTGTGTGATATTGAGGCAAATGGTATGAAAGTCAATTTGGAAGAATATAATAAACATTTTTCAGATAAACCGATTGAGTTGGATATGGTTTATACTGAGTACAATTTATATACTTCGACAGGAAGACCCAGTAACCATTTTGGTGGTATTAATTATGCTGCATTAAAGAAAGATGATGGGAGCCGTCGTAGTTTTGTATCCCGATTTGGTAACGACGGAATGCTTATTACAATGGATTATAGTGCATATCATCCACGAATTATTGCCAATTTGGTTAAATATCCGATTGGTATGGGTGTAAATATTTATGAATATCTTGGCAAACAATTCTTCAATACTGATACTATTGATGTTGAATTATTAAAGAAAGCCAAACAATTGACATTTTTGAATTTGTACGGTGGTGTTAAAGATGAATATCTGCATATACCATACTTTCAGAAGGTTAATGAGTATGTTAAACACCGCTGGGAATTCTTCAATGAGAATGGATATGTTGAAACACCGATTTTCAAGAGAAGAATAACCAAAAATCACATTATTGACGCAAATCCCAATAAATTGTTTAATTATATTCTTCAATCAAGTGAAATAGAATTTGGTATGCCTTTAATTAAACGGATTAATGAATATTTGAAAACTAAACAAAGTAGGGTTGTATTGTATGTATATGATTCTATACTGGTGGATGCGTATAGTGGTGATGGTGTAGAAATGTTAAAAACTGTTAGAGACATATTAGTTAATGAGCAATTCCCCGTTAAATGTTACGCAGGAAGAACATATCATAACATGGCCATCATAGATTTATAATTTTCGGACAGTTGTCTAGTTTGTTCTTAAATAGAATCCAATCATATTCCCAAATATATTTAACTACGTATCCAGAGTCTTTCAATTTGTTTAATCGTATAAAGGTGTTTTTATACAATTCTCCAAATGTTTTTTTACATTTTTCGTTTGTATTGTTTTTGTCATATTTGACTGGGTTTCCATGCCAGTAATCTCCTAGAAATTCATAGATTGTATTGGCTTTAGAATCATATGGTCGAATTGTTAATATACACGAATTTTGAATAATCATATTTATTTTGGTGTATATTTTTTGCATTATTTATAAAATTAACAGTATTAGATTTAAACGTCCCTCCACAAACTGGACAACCATATTTTTTACTTATATGAGCATTTGGACTTTGTAAAAATTCATTCCCGCACGTTCTATGTATGATTATCCCTTTAGTATAACTGTTTTTATAAATAAATTTGTTATAATTATATTCGTTTCCCCTAATAGAATCAGCAAATTTAATAAATTTTTCAGTATCCCATTTTCTACTCATTGATAATCAACCTCGACTGATTCTTTAATTGTTTATATCGTTCTCGTCGCTTCTTATTTACAACGTCTTTATTTTTTGCATAATATTCATTTGCGCGAAGCTTATTAACCGCAAGCAATTGTTCATACGTTTTATATATTTGTTTTCTTCCCATGTTAATAAATATAAACGATAAACTGTAAACGACAATTTTATTAATTAAGCAGATAATGATTAAAGACCAGTTTCCTATTAAGTGTTATGCCGGAAAAAACTATCATGACATGATTTACATCGAATTATAATGATATTTTTGTTAATGCTGGCCATATTTATAGTTATACTATAATGGTCACTTTAGATAACATACTAACCGAATATTTTGCCGAGAGAGAAGATGGTGGTGCATACTTTGATATTAAAAATAGTCAAGACTTGTATCACTTTGAGTCTTTCTTGATTGAAAACGAATACCAACACTATTTCGATATAAACAAATTAAATTTTCTATTTGAAAGTGCGGGGGTATTAGATGAGCTAACATTAATGCCAGGGGATACTACAGAATACACCGAATTAAAGGTCCAACAGGCATTCCTTAACAAACTCAAAGTTGTTAAACAAAAATATCTCAATGATATCCCAAAAGAAACGCCCCAGGAAAAGAAGGCATATGAAGGGGCAGTGGAAATGCTATCGGTTCTCGATTCCATTGATAACAATTCGTTAATAAAAAGATGTCCACCCGGAACATCAACCCACGAAAAACTTCAGATTAAGATTTCTGGTCATTGGCCCATAATTTATGATGGTCCTGAAGATAAAACGATGTCATTATGGGAACTAGAAGGTTCTGATTATGTTTTATTTTATCTTCCCATTGGGAAACAATTAAACACATTTTTCATAAATCCCGCCAAGAAAACTTCCGGACAAATATCAATTGTCGGGTTAACAGAACATTTACATGAATGCTTCTTTGTAATAGCACTATCTGAAATGCTCCATCAAGGAAATTCCAAAGTAAACAATCTTGCCAGTGTAACAAATAATGACAGTCTACGGAAGGTATTGAATTCTGCTATTAAAATTACTCCGGAAAATAGACAAAAAATAATGACACTATTTGAAGATGTATTGAAAGGTGTTCCGGAATATTCCCCTGAGATAATGCTGCGCAGGGATGACGCCGCTAATTGTGCAGCCGGAGCATACGAAAAATTTTATGAATTGTATGGGGAAAAACAACCACAATTTATTATCAGAGTATTTGCAACTGGGATGAAAACTGTAGCCGACGCGATTATTACGATAACATCAGAAGAAAAACTGAGTATTTCTCTCAAATATCAGGCAGGACAGCTGGGATATGTATCCACACGAGAAACATTACAAAATTTATGTGGAATTGTATATGGAGAGAACACAAGTCTTTTGGAAGAATTATATAAGCGATATCCGACAGATATTGATACACTATTAAGATTTTACGTAGGTGGATTAAATTCCATTTACACGAAATATGATAAGAAAAAATTTGGTTCCATAGCCCCATTTGACCCTAAAACAATAACATATCCTATATATAGTCAGAATTCAAATATGGAAAAATTTTATTCTAAACTATACGGAGATCTAAAAAACATATCTCATCCAGCAGCAAGCAGTGAAATTAGAAACTTTATCGGAAAATATACAGAATATAAAAAGAAATTTTTGACTGATAATATCAATCGCTATATCAATGATAATAAAAACAACAAGACTGCAAACATTCCATTATTCTTGGCCAAATCCTTGGCATCGGAAAATGCGACATCTTATATGTATGTTTCCAGAGGTGGGAAGAAAGTGTATATGATACCTTCTTATAATGCGATTGCCACGAAAGAAAAATCGGGACAATTTAAAGTAGTCTCCACCCCCAAAGAAGATTATTCAGACTTTTCCTCTAAAATTGAGGTATTTATTGGGAATAGATCCATAATTCAATTCGATATCAATTTACGATGGGTAAAAGGACAGTGGGTTGGAGACTTTTCTCAGGTGGGAAAGAATTTGAATTTGGACGATGATATAGACTGGGGTAAATAACATTTATGAAAACAACAGATAAGTTACTAAATAGAATATGTCTTGATGAAAGAATTCAAGATGGAACCTTCATGCTTGAAAACGATTTACATATGGACATTCTCCAGGAATATCTTGAAAAATATGGTATCACCAAAGAAGAATCCATCGGAATCAGAAACAAGATATTGGAAGGCCGTTTTCCTGACAGACAGGCATGGAATAAGAATGGTCTATTAGTTACATTTCCAACACCAGCATATAAACAACGAGCACTCCAACGTGGCACTCACTTTGAACAAGACCCAACAAAAAAAGCCCCTAATATATCATTTCAAGGACAACCAGCAGCACCTGCACAAGCAGTAACCCCGGCAGCTCCTGTTGCTCCTGCCCCTGCACCTGCCCCACCCACAGCTGCTCCGGCAGAATTGCCCCAAACTTCTCCAAAGGGAAAGGAAGCAGACCAAACAAATGTTCCTCAAGGACAATTGCAACCAGCTCCCGTGCCTGCCCCTGCTCCTCCAGTGGCATCCAATCCATTACCAACGCTTCCTCCCGCCGGAACTCCTCCAGCCCAAGCTGTTCCAGAAACACCAATTGCTCCCGAAAAGACACCGGAACAAAAGAAGGCAGAGGAAGAATATACTGAAAGATTGCTGAAAACAGAAGAAATCACTTTGGACGAAGGTAAAAAAATCGGTTTAAAGTGCACTTTGAATAATTTGTGGTATGATAAAGATGGTTATGTAGTAGGCAAAACCATATATAATGAAGAAAAAAATAGACAACTAATTCGGCTGATTAAAAATGATTAATAGGACCGGATATCAGTTGTTATGTACATTTTCCACTCCGGAAGAATATACCTCTGCCATATCTTCGATAAAACAAGTATATTTTCTACCGGATAAAACGATCTTCATCTTTGAAAACGTGTCTAATAAGAACGAAGTAATAATGACATACAATGTAAAACTTAAAGAAATCCAAGAAAAATTCCCACTGACTATATCCATTCACCGCAAAAAAGAAACAGGTACACTCTATACCATAAACAGTTTGAATTGCATTGTGAAAGAAGAAAATAATGGTGTAATTGACAGGAATTTCAAAATTAACTGGGAATTGTATAAGAATTGTCTAATCATAACTAATGATATTGGTTATAAAGTAGTCAATTTGAATTTGGTAAATATAGTTAGGTTTTAAATGGAAGATTCGACACAAGAAATAACAAGTTCTGTGGAAATATTGACAGATGCCCCAATAATATTTACCCCAAAATTTCTGGGAGAACCTCCAAGATCGGACAAATGGAAAACTGTGAGAAAGCATCATATAATAGAAGAACCATACTGTAGAATGTGTGGAGGAGTGACGGATTTACAGGTACATCATATGATTCCTTTCCACTTAAATGAGGCAGACGAATTGATAGATGCCAATTTAATTACATTATGCGAGTGTCCTGGTATTGACTGCCATTTAAAACATGGGCATTTAGGAGATTGGCACAATTTTAACCCAAAGATAAAAGTAATGGCAAATTCTTCTGGTCAGGGTATTAAGTCGACTGGGTATGTCAACCAAATTGATGAAGGTATAATACCAGCAACATCAGTAAGTACAGAATTATCGTAACTTTTATAGTTTAATTATCTATTTATATATTACACGACAATTATACCGCAAGGATAACAATATGAAAAAAGAACAATTTAAACAACTAATTAATGAATGTCTTAACGAAACGGATGCCGGTGCTCCCGTTCTAGATAACAATGTTGACAATTTAAAGAAACAATTGGCATATTTTGATAATGTAATTGGCTATCTCGAAGATAAGGAGGACTTGAAAGGTGCCGGTGATGCTAAGAAACAATACTGGGCTATCCAAGCCAAATTAAAATCCCTCGGTCATGTTGTTGATGAGAATAGATTTGCTTCTCAGAATTCAGAAATTAAGGATCCTATTCAAACAGGGGATATCGATCAGATTCATCAAGACCAACGAGATTCTCAACAACCAATCAATATTGATGTAAATAAATTACAAGATATTGAAGTGGACGGAATTGATCGCAGTGATTATCCAGATTTTTGTGATGCTTATATTTCAGCCGCATCATATGAAGGTAGACCATTGACAGATGATGAATTGGATTGGCTCAACAATGAACATCCTGAAATTGTTAATGATAAAGCACATGATTCATTACACGAATCCGTAGATAATTATAAAGCATATTTCGAGGAATAAATTACATGAATAAAAGTGAATTGAAACAATTAATCGAGGAAGTTATTGTCAGAGAACAATGCCTCAACAGTTTCTCCAATTATGTATTGTCACTCCTCTGCAATAGCAATTGTAACGGAGTGGAATAGAATCACAAAATCTTACAAATCTCTGGCACATATTAAAGAATTGGTGGATGATTACGCAGAGGATTCGTTCCTAAAAACGTACCACGAGACATCAAAACATGCACAGATTATTATGTCGGAATTAAAAATTCTAGAACAATTGATTAATAAACTCTCGTTGTAAAATTTGGAAAATGGTATACTTGTTACTGAATTAAAATAATAATTCTTATAGTAAGTTGTTATAAAAATAGTTCAAAATAAAATTAATATTTCTGTTGCAAAGATTAATTTTTCCTATATAGTTAGATATGTATTAGTAACACTGAGAACCGACCTATAACTGGTCCAATTAGCTCAGTAAAATTAATTAAGGAATTATTAATTATGGCATTAGACATTGAAAAAATTAAGAATCGTTTGAGTTCTCTTTCAAACACAAATAACCCCAAATCTGCAATGGTTTGGAAACCAACCCCCGGCTCGAAGCAAATTCGTATTGTACCCAACGCGAAGTCTCCCGGAAACCCATTCGTTGAGTTAAAGTTTCACTATAACTTGAATGGAAAGACCTATCTCTCACCTGATACGTTTAATCGTCCCGATCCTATTGTGGAGTTTTCCAATAAGTTGAAGACTGCTGGTAATAAGGAAGATTGGAAGGAAGGTAAGAAATTGGAACCAAAGATGCGAACATATGTTCCTATCATTGTGCGTGGCGAGGAAGAAAAGGGTGTTCGTTTTTGGGGATTTGGTAAGCGAGTTTATGAGAGCATTCTCTCGATTATCGCAGACCCGGATTACGGTGATATTACGGACTTGGCGAATGGTCGTGATATTGTTGTCGAATTTAAATCCGCCGAAGAAGCCAAGAAAGACTTCCCGGAAACCACTATTCGTTGCAAGCCAAATCAAACTCCCGCAGTCGATCCTTCTCGCAAGGATTTGATTGAAAAGATTAAGAACCAACCGGACATTCTCGAATGTTGGCCGGAGTTGAGTTATGATGAATTAAAGAGTGTTATGATTGCATATCTGCACCCAGAAGTGGAAGATACAGATAACATTCCGGCAGCAGAAGTTGGAAAGGCATATAATGCTCCGGCAGAAGCAGCACAGGAAGAAGTTAAACAGGAAGCTGCTCCCGCAACACCAGTTGTAAAAGCGGCCCCAGCAGCAAAGGAAGACTTGAATAAAGCTTTCGATGATCTGTTCGGCAAGTAATAGTAGTAAATAATAAGGTTACAAAATAAATCGGAGAGAGTGGGCCAATCCCACCTCTCCAGATTTAAAACAAAAGGAAAATTTTATGGCTAAAAAGAAATGCGAAAATATCACAGAAAATATAAATGTTGACGTAAAACCAGATACCAAGGATGAATTGTTATCTGACTTGGCCGATGTATTAAATAAATCAAATAAAGATGGTGGAAAAATGGCATATTTCTTGGATGAACAAGACGATCCCTCTACTATAACAGATTGGGTATCAACAGGAAATGCATTATTGGATTTGGCAATTAGTAATAAGCCGCATGGCGGTTTGCCTGTGGGTCGTATGGTTGAATTAAATGGTTTGGAAGGCTGTGTCACCGAAGACACAAAAATTAAAGTTATTATTGAATAATCGTTACCTATCCTACTATTTATAGTATACGACCAATGGAATGTATATGAAAAAAACAATAGTAGATGAGCAAAAATTGATTAATTTTATAAATTGTGGAATGGGACAGGTAGACATTGCAAATAGCATGTTGATTGGGATAAAACCGATACATAGAATAGCAAAGGCCAATGGTGTATATAATAAATTAAAAGAAAATAATCAATTGTATAAATCTAATAAATCAAAACAAGATGTTGATAACCGTCATTATTTTCAAAATTTAAATGTTCACGATACTTTTGGTGAAAAAATAAGAAACGGCATACAAAATGAAGGTTATACAACATATGATGTTTGGAAATTGATAAATATACCGATTAAACAGGTTAACAATTATTTGATTTTTGTTGGATTGTATGATATTGCTGTAGAGAATGGTAAAAAAAAGAAAGCCAAACTTGCACGAGTAAACGGAAAATTGTCAGCATTAACATTAAAAAATAAAGAATTAAAACCAATAACACCTGAAATAATTAAACGATTTGAAGAATTAAAATTCAGATTAATTTATAAAGAAATGGTATACAAACAACTTAAAAAAGAATTTGGGTTTGGTGAAAAAAAATGTAAACAATTATGTGAACGATATGGTTATCCAAAAGACAATCCACAAACTGGAAAGTTAAATCCAATGTACGGAAAATCTCCCGGAAAAGAAGCTGGAATAGGAGTAAAATGTCATATCAATCGCGTGGGAAATATATATTTTTGTAGATCAACATTAGAACTTAAAATATTTTTATATTTAATGGAAAATAATATTAAATTTGCCCCATCCAAACATAGAATAAAATATAAAATGAAGAATATTCATAGAACATATTGTCCCGATATTGTAATAAATGGCATCGAAATTTGTGAAATAAAACCATATAAATTGTTGACTACTGATGAAAATGTGTTAAAGTATAATGCACTGAAAGAATATTGTAAAGAGTATAATTTAACTTGTAAGTATATAACAGAAAATACGTTTGACATATCAAAGTATAATTTAGAATATATTGAAAATTTTATAAATAAAAAAATTATCACAATTGATGATAAAAATCACGACAAACTAAAAAGGAACATAAAATGACAGAAATAAAAGAAATAACAATTGGTGAAGTTTTAAACTTAATGTTTGAAGGAAAACGGGTTAAAGTATTAACCAAAGGTGATATATTCACAGAAATAACAGATTTTGTTGACAAGGGGTTATTGGATACATATAAGGTTACATTAGAAAATGGAAATTCTATAAAAGTTAGCAAAGAACATAAATTTTTTACTAATTTGGGATGGTTAGAAACAAAAGAAATTATTCCGGCACAAACAAAAGTTTATTGTGAAGATAAGAAGTATTATCAGATAACATCTATTGATTATATTGGAAAAGAACGAATCGTAGATATTACAGTTAAGGATAACGAACATTGTTATTTTGGCAATGGTATGCTTAATCACAATACCGGCAAATCATTGATTGCCGCGCATATTTGTGCTGAAACACAACGTAAGGGTGGTAAAGCCATTGTTATTGATACTGAAAATTCTGCTGCTCCTGAATTTTGGAAGAGTCTTGGTGTCAATTTATCATCATTGCTATATATTCAACGAGAAACTGTTGAAGAAATCTTTGAAGTGATGGAATCTGCTATTGCATACATTAGAAAAAATAATTCTGATTCATTGGTTACGATTGTAGTCGATTCAGTGGCCGGTGCATCCACAAAGGCCGAGCAAGAAAGTGAACATGGTAAGGATGGTTATGCAACTGGAAAAGCTATTATTATTAGTAAAGCAATGCGTAAGATTACTAATATGATTGGCCGTCAAAAGGTACTGATTGTTTATACAAATCAATTGCGTGTTAATTTGAATGCAATGATGTTTGGAGATAAATATTGTGTTGATCCATTCACCACTAAAATTAAAATTAGATATAAAGTGTAAATTTATTGCGTTTCCAACTTTTACTATATATTTATATCATAGAAGTATATGGTGCGAGGGGACAAAATGAATATATTAGATTATATAGATATTGAATTAAAATGGAAAAGTAATATACCAAAATTTAAATTTAAAATAAAAGAGGAAAAGAAGATAACAACTGAATTTCCACTGAAATGTATGTATAAAAATAAACGAATATCTAAAACAGGGGAGTCATATTATACACATTATCTCGGTGAAATTGTTGGGAAGGAAATATATAAACAAAGAAAGAAGTTATTTAGTTTATATTCACTGATTCCATTTTATATCAAAAATTTCGATGGATATAAAGAAAAATTGTTGGTATATTTGAATACATTACACATTAATAATAGTCAGGGTCTTATAAAAATGTATTCTTCTGAAATTGGTGATATAGTAAGGAAGAAACAATCTGATTGGGGAAATCTTCACGCCAATCAAATTTCCAAACAAAATATAGAATTGTGGAAAACTGACGAATATGTGAAAAAAACAATGGGAGCGAGGGATTATTCATACGAAAACCACGGAAAAAAAGTCAGTGAATTTTACAAAAACCCAGAAAATAGTGAGTTTATTCACAATATAATGAATGCTCCTAATCGGGTATCGAAGATAAGCAAAGCAGCGAAGAACATGTGGAATAATGCAAAAACGAATAATAGTAATTTATTTTATAAAATGATAAATTCATCAAAAAATAAAAATTTTGAATTGAATGGGTATAAACTAAACAACATTGAATATCTTGTTGGTAAAATTTTAAATGATTTTGATATTAAATGGGAACATGATAAACTTTTCAATTTTAAAATATCTTGTTATTTGCCAGATTTTTATGTAGAATCTAAGAAGATTATTATTGAATGTTATGGAGATTTTTGGCATGCTAATCCTAAATTTTTTGGTGATGGCGGATATACTCACAAAAATAGAACCGTTAAACAAGTTAGAGAATATGACTATAAGAGAAAACTGACATTTGAAGAAAATGGATATACATATTTATATTTTTGGGAAGATGATATAATTAATACTTTGGATAAAATAAAGGAACAAATAAATGAATACAACACAAAATGAATATATTGAAGAAGAAATTACAATTGCAGAGTTTGCTGAAAGATTTTTATCATTGGCAGACTTTTCTACACCAATGGAATTTAATATTGAAGAATCCGATGTTGAAATTTTTGGTAAGGATTTAAAAATGGGAACTGATTGTTATAATAAAATTACTAAATTTATTGTTAAACCTGAAGTTTTTGAACATTATACAGATGGTCAATTGAAAGGAACCAATTTACACAGAATAATTGAAAATGGGAATGATATTCATTTGAAGGACCATATTGATTTTAAGAAGGTGGATGAACCAATCAAAGTTGTAGATTTTGAAGTAGAAAATTCTGAAAATTATTACGCGAATGGCAGACTAAACCATAATACGGTTAGTGGTGGTAAAGCATTAGCATATCATTGTTCAGTTCGTGTTCGCTTGAATAGTGTTGGTAAATTGAAGAAAGGTGAAGTTGTGGTTGGTAATAAATGCAAGGCAGTGGTTGTTAAAAATCGCATGGGACCACCCAATCGAACCGCTGAATTCGATATTTATTATGATTCTGGTATTGCAGATTATGCAAGTTGGTTACGAGTATTGAAGGATAATGGTATTATTCAACAGGGCGGAGCATATTATACATATAATGATGAAAAATTCCAATCATCTGATTTTGTTAAGATGATGGTTGAAAGACCAGAATTGAAGGAAGAATTGTATCTCAAAATCTGTGATGCTGTTATTATGCGATATAAAGAACCAAATAGTTTGATCAGAGAAGATGTCGAAGTTGACTCCAGTACAGAGGAATAATGGAAAGACTTATATTATTGTTATATAATTGACCAAGTTTGTTGGAATCGTGAAAGAACCAAAGGTGATAAAGTCAGATGTTGTGTATTGGCAAGAAATTCACAGGAAGCTTCCCAACTCGCCGGCGATGATGATATACATGAAATTGAATTAATGCAAAGGATTGGTCCAGTTGTAGCCGGTATGAAAGAATTATGTGATTCATATTTAAGTGATAGCACGTTGAAACAACAGATTATAACCGATTATAAAAATGGATAATAAATAAATTACGCTTTTATTGGATGTTTGACTGTATATCCATATATTTATATATATGAACGATAAACATATTAAACAGAATGAAATCATCAACGAAAGATTGAAACCATTAGCCGATAAAATTTACAACGAATTTGTGAATGATATTAGTTTTGTTGGGTTAAATAATCTTTATAAGAAATATAAAATGGGAAGCAAGACTTCTAGAAGAATAACAAATATATTATATGAAAAACACGGAAAAGAAAATGTAAAGAAAATTTTTAGATATAGACTTGCTAAGAAAGGCGGTGTGGCATTTTCTAAAAGTGGATATAAACAAACACACACTGAAAAAGAAAAAAGAAAAAAATCATTAGAAAAATATTGGGAAAATAATAATGAAGCGAGAGAGAAATCCAAACGATCAATGATTAAATATTGTATTCCCAAATGCCAATCAGAAGAAACTAAGAAAAAAAGAATTGAATCGAGACGGTCAGGAAAGGGATGGTCAACACGAACCGAAGAACAGAAGAAAAAGTTTTCCAACGCTACATCAGACAGGTGGAATAATGGTAAATATGATAACAGAAAACCAACATTAAAAAGTAAAGGACAATTAGAAGTAATTAAATGTATTAAACAACTTGGATATGATGTAGAAGATGAATTTAGAATTACAACAAAACCATATGATATTTTTATAAGAAAGAAAAACTTAATTATAGAATTTAACGGAACGTATTGGCATTTAGACCCTAGATTTTATGATAAAGATTATTATGATAAAACAAGAAAATGTTATGCTAAAAATATTTGGAAAAAGGATATAGAAAAACTTGACAAGGCTAAACAAATGGGTTACACTGTATTAGTGATATGGCAAAATGATTGGGAAAATCAAACTGACAAAAATAGTTATTTAAATGAGGTATTAAATGGAACAACTAAACAATAATGATAAGAGTAAACTTTGGCGTTTATTTCAAAATATAAAGGAGAACAAGGCCGTCGATGCTAATACTAAAGTTTGTAATTCTGTATTAGTCGTTGACGGCCTATAGAAAAAACACGTTTATTCGTTCCTGGTCAGTTAGTCCAACGCTAAATGAAAATGGTATTCATACCGGTGGAATAACTGGATTTCTAAAGAGTATTGGATATGCAATTAAATTGTTCAATCCAACGAGATGTATAATTGCATTTGATGGTGCTGGTGGTAGTCAAAAAAGAAAAAAAATATACCCCGACTACAAAAAACACCGCACCAATAAAATGCGTATTAATAGGGCATATGCCGATAATTCTACAAATCGAGGAGAGGAAGATAGTCTAAAGCATGAGCTATTTAGAACTATCAAATATCTCGATTGCCTTCCTGTATCGATAATGTCCATTGATAATATTGAGGCAGATGATGCAATAGCATATCTATCCAATCAATCCTGTAAGGATAATGATGTATATATAATGTCATCCGATAAGGATTTCCTTCAATTGATTGATGACAGAGTTAAAGTGTGGTCACCCACTAAAAAGAAATTGTATGGTTGTGCGGAAGTAGTTTCTGAATATGGTATTAGTTGTGAGAATTTCATTAATTATCGTATTCTTGAAGGTGATACCAGTGATAATATTAATGGTGTCAAAGGTGCCGGACTAATAACCATTAAAAAGTGTTTTCCTATATTGGCGGATCATCATCGGTATTCGGTCGATGAATTATTCAATTATGCCGATACTCATAAAGGTAAGTATAAATTACATCAAAACATTCTTGATAATAAGGATATTGTAAAGCGTAATTATGAATTGATGCAATTGTTTGACACTCAAATTCAAAGTTTTAGTCAATTGAGAATTGATGAAATTGTAAAGAAACCATTGAATAAACTTAATCGCTTTGAATTTATAAAATTACTAACGGAAGATAGGGCGTGGAATAATTTACCTAATAGTGGAGTATGGTTATCGGAGTGCTTTGGAAGATTAGATAACTTTGTTAAATAATCATCTTTTAAACCAAGTATTTACTATTTATATGTAACATACAAGGAATTTATTTATGAAGAAATCAGAGTTGAAGCGATTAATCAGTGAAGTAATTAAGGAAGTTGAAGGCGAGACTGACATGGATGCTGGCGTAGGTCCAGAAGTTGGAGCTGGTGAAGGCGGAGAACAGGAAGCTCCGGCCGAAATTACCATCACTATTCCCATGGAATTGGCTACTCAATTATCGTCTATCCTTTCTGCTGCTATGACACAGGGACAGGGAGAAGAGGGTGGAGAAGCTGGAGAAGAAGCTCCCGAAGTCGGTGCTGGTGCTCCCGAAGCCGCCGGCGACGAAGAAGTTAGCTAAGTAACACAATATACAAAAAAGAGGCTTACGAATTAACATAAGCCTCTTTTTTGTGCCTTAATTAGATTAAGGTTTCCATCCTACCGGTGGTTTAGCAAATCCACCCGGAAAACTCTTTGGTAGATTAACTTTACCCTCTTGTTTCATATAATATATTAATTTAAATTTAATGTTTCTACTTTTATGTAACTACTTATATAACAAAGGATACAATAATACTATGGGAAGAAAACTGTTATACACAACTAAAGAGGAACAAATATATGCTAGAAAAAAACGACAAAAACGATATTATACAAAAAACGGAGACATTATTAGAAAAAAACGAATGGAAAGGTATTATGACAAAAGAGTATCTTGAAAACCAATATTTTTCAATGGCGAAGACATTAAAGGAAATTGCATCTGAAAATAATACACATCTAGGGAAAATATCAAAGTTGTTTAGGTTATACAATATTAAAACTAGAACTAAGCGGGAAATTGTTGACTTAGAAACTAAAAAATTTATTGGTAAAAAATTCGGAAAATTGATTGTATTGGGTAGAACAGAAAACAAAAATAGAGGAACATGTTGGATATGTAGATGTGAATGTGGAAACACACGAAATTTTACAAAACACCATTGTTACAAAATGATGCCGTATCTTGTGGGTGCAAACGGAGAACAAAATGTGGTGACATCCCCGGTTCATATTTTGGACAGTTGAGAAATAATGCCAAGCGCAGAGGTATTGTATATGATGTGTCGCAGGAATTTTTATGGAAACTGTTTTTAAAACAGAATAAAAGATGTGTTATTAGTGGATGGGAAATATTTTTTGGTAATAAATATCTAGGCACTCCCACAACAGCTTCATTAGATAGAATAGATTCATCCATTGGATATACAGAAGAAAACGTGCAATGGATTCATAAGGATATAAATTCATTGAAATCTAATTTTCAAGAATCGGAGTTTTTTAAGTTGGTAGATATTATATACGAACACCGACACAAAAAATAAAAGAACAATTAAAAAATTTTGTCCGTGTTTATAATAACTATCTATTATTACCCACAGAAAAAAGTTTTATAAAATGTTGAACTATTTTCGTTCTTGTAGTAACATTAGGAATACTAAATTATGAATAACAATAACAATGACACGTTGACCAAATTCGGAACAGATTTTCAAGTAAAGAGCATTTCATGTCTATTAGGTGAAAAGACATTTTTGGAAAGAATTTATGATATTATAAAAGAAGATTATTGGGAAAGTGATGCTCATAAATGGATTGTAAATGTAATCATTACATACTTCAATCAATATAAGGATATTCCCACGCCACAAGTATTCAAGATAAAGACAGGAGAGCTTCAGTCGGAAATATTGAGGGCATCTATTGTAGATCAATTGCGGCAGGTATACCAGAAAATATCTGATTCTGATATTACCTTTATAAAAAATGAATTTTTGGAATTTTGTAAAAATCAGACACTGAAAAGTGCAATTGTTGATAGTGTTGAACATCTGAAAAGTGGTGAGTATGAAAAAATTAAGGTCCGTGTTGATAATGCTTTGAAAGCTGGTATGGAAAGAAATGTTGGGCATGATTATATCATTGATGTTGATAAACGGATGAGCGTAATGGCCCGTAATACAATTAAAACAAATTGGCCAGTGATTGATGTTGCAATGGATGGTGGATTGGCACCCGGAGAATTGGGAATTGTTACTGCTTGTGCCGGAGCAGGAAAATGTGTTGGTCCAAACACGGAAATTGAAATTCAATATCATGAATTTGGTATAGAAATCGTCGGAAATTCTGGCAATCCTTATATTTTATGGATTAATCCGTTTGAAATTTATAAAATTGATGATAAAGAATTATTTGGATGGCAAGTTGAAAATGTTTTTTTTGAAATTGAAAAATATAAAAAATCAGTGGTTGTGGAAAAATAACATAAAAAATTGACTTTTTATGATTATTGGATACTATTTATGTATATGAAACAAAAGAAAGAATTTTCTATATATCGATATCAATATTGGATGCAAAATGGCATGACAGAAGAAGCCGCCAAAGCCAAAGTAACAGATATACAAAAAGAAAACGCGAGGAAATCTGTATCAAAAATAAAGCCTGAAAATTCATGTTTTAAAAAAGAATATTGGATGATTAGAAAGGGAATGTCAGAAGACGCGGCCATTGAAGAAATACGAAATTTGCAATCTAAACTATCGGCTAGGTCAACCAAATATTTAGGAAAGACGCGAACCGATGAACAAAAGGTGAAAATTTCAAATTCAATGAAGAAAAAAATTGCGAATATTGGAATCGGAAAGTGGGTGAGACACTTCGGAGAATTCAATGGAAATTCCAAAATAGAAAAGGAATTTTATTTGTATATTAAGGAAAATATTAATAATGATATTCAGGCTAATGTCCCAATAGATAGATATGTGGTGGATATATTATACAAAAATTATATTATTGAATTTTATGGTGATTTTTGGCACGCAAATCCGAAATTCTATGAAGAAGCCGATTTAATAAAGTCATTTAATATTAACAAAACCGCAAAAGAGCTTTGGGAGTATGACAAAAAACGCATTGAATATTTGAAGTCTGTCGGATATAATGTGTTAGTGATTTGGGAAGAAGATTGGAAAAAAAATAACGAAGAATGTATAAAGATTATAAAGGAATATTATGAAAAAATTAATTAGGGTTATAAATGAAAAAATAAAAATGAAGGATTTGTTTGACAGATTATTAGTTGATGATAAAGCGCATGCCACTAAACAACTACAATTTCCAGTAAAAGTGAAGACTCCATATGGATATAAAAACATAGTAACAGTATTTAGAACGGAAAATCAAAAATCCGTGACAAGTTATTTTGGAAATAATAAGACACTTAAAACGTCGGGAAAACATCGGTTAAAAGTGAATGGCCAGTGGAAATATGTAGAGGATATAAAGAAAAATGAATTGATTGAAACTGAATGTGGCAATACGAAACTCGTGTCCAAACGAATGGGAAAACTGGAGGTTCTATATGACATTTCCGTAGAAGATGTTCATTGTTATTATAGTAATGGAATTTTATCACATAATTCCTGGGTTTTGTCACGAATTGGTGCCGAGGCACTTAGACAGGGCAAGAATGTAATTCATTATACACTGGAACTAAATGAAAATTATGTTGGGTTGAGATATGATGCGTGTTTTACAGGAATTGATTTTCAACAAATTAGAAAAAACATTGATATCGTCAAGGCCAAGATTTCTGAAATCTCTGGGAAATTGATTATCAAATATTATCCAATCAAAACCATATCACCACTATCAATTAAGGCTCATGCTGAACGAGTAATGATGCTGGGCACTAAAGTTGATATGATTATTGTTGATTACGCTGATATTCTGAGACCATCCACATCAGATAAAAATAGTAATAGTTATCAAGAGGCAGGAGGAATTTACGAAGAACTTCGTGGCGTAGCAGGAGAACTGCAAATACCGATTTGGACAGCATCACAAAGTAACAGGTGTTTTTCTTTACAAACCGTTGTAGATGAAGAGGTTAGAGGGAAAATAGAGGTGTCAAATTTAAAGATTGGTGACAAAATATTGACTATCGACGGATATAAAACAGTGTCTTTCATATTTCCTGTTGAAAAACAGCCGGTTTATAGAATAAAGTTGAAGAGTGGTAAATACATTGAATGTTCGATAAAACATAGATTTCCAACACAATATGGAAAATTGAGGAGCATCGAATCGGGATTATCCATTGGGGATAAATTATTTGTAAAAAAATGACACTTTGGGATGCTTTCCATATATTTATAGTATATGAATAAAAATTTTAATAATATTGAACAGTTTTTGAATCAAAAACCATTTAAAAATTTTGTTAATACTCTAAATGAACATTCCCTAGAACAAATAAAAAACATCATTAATGTATTTGACAAACGATATATTTTGAATAATAGAAAAGAAGTCATTCAAAATATGATGAAGTATAATGTTGATGGTAATTGGATAGAACGACTTAATGGTGGTGATAAATTTAAAAGAGATGGATTTTCTTTGGATGCATTAACCATTAAATATGGAGAAAATGTTGCTAAAATATTATTTAATGAAAGAGCTGAAAAGGTAAAGACAAAAAAAGAAGATTATACCAAAAAAGAATGGAAAGAGTTGTGTAATAAGAAGAAAAGCAATCTTGGATTGGATGGTTATATTGAAAAATATGGCAAAGAAGAAGGCGCAAAAAGGTGGAATGAATATTATTCTAAATGGAAAAATAGTATGGATAAAACTACACAACTTGGAAATAGAAAAAATGGACAAACACTAGAAGAATTTCAAGATAGACATGGAATAAAAAACGGATATAAATTGTGGAAAAATAAAATAGAAAAACGAAAACATACATTATCATTAGAAGGATTTGTAAAACGATTTGGAAAAAATAAAGGTATAAAAAAATATTATCAACACATTGATAATATGATTAGTAATTGTAGAAAAGGAAATCCGTATAGTAAAATATCACAACAATTATTTGATGATATTTATAAAGACTTATCAAGTGATTATAAGAAAGAAACCAAATATTTCACATTAAATGAAGAACAAAAATTTTATATGGATACCGAACCTCAAAAAATTATTTTTGTTGACTTTAAGTGTGGAAATGTAATAATAGAATTTGACGGAGAATACTGGCATTCGTTTACACACGCAAAAAAACGAGACAAAATAAAGGATAAATTTTTAATTAGAAATGGATATTCATTATTGAGAATAAAAGAACAGGAATATCTTCAGAACAAACAACAAACAACAGAAAAATGTATTAAATTTATAGAGGAAAATATGGAATGGCGGTAAAGTCTCCATTATGACTTGGAACTTGGCAAACTTTTAAACAACACAGAGGAAAATATAATATGAAAGAACACAATCTTAACCCAAACGATTTTAAATTAGATGAAATAGTAAGCATAGAATGTATTGGAGACAAAGAAACCATAGACATTACAGTAGATGATACTCATATGTTTTTCGCTAATGACATTTACACGCACAATTCCGCTATGGATGATGATATTATTCAGGCCGATGGTATTGCAGATAGCTATCGAAAAATTATGACGGCAGACTTTGTATTATCATTGAGCAGAAAAGTTACTGATAAAGTCAGCAATACCGCAAGATTTCACATTATTAAAAACCGATTTGGTCCAGATGGTATTACATTCCCCAGTAAAATGAATGCTGGTTGTGGAGATATTCAGTTATTTGATGAAAAATCACAAGAGGGTGTTGGTATCATGGGGCAAATGGGTGATAGTGAAAACATTGTGAAGAAATTGCTCAGTAATAAATGGAAAAAACACATGGATGATGACGAATAATTTTATAGTAAACACAATACGAAAACATACATAAAAAATTTATGAATATTTCTGTAAAAACAAAGGTTTGATGAAACGGAAACATAATTATTCCTACAACGGAGTTTCCACATATGACAGAAAAAATTGAAGCAGTTACGAAATTAAAACCACACATTGAAAACATTTTAACAGAGAGATATTACCTAAAACAAGAAGCAAGCTGGGATCAAATCTCTAAACGGTTGTCAGAAATACACTTACCAATGTATGATTATATCCAATCAAGAACATTCATCCCAAGTACACCAACAATAATGAATTTAAATACAAAAGGCGAGAGAAACGGAACCCTCTCATCGTGTTTCATTTTGGGAGTGAAGGATAGTATTGATGACATTATGGAATCGATGCACGAAGCAGCACTAGTTACAAAGGCCGCCGGAGGAGTTGGTTATGATTGGTCTAAACTTCGTGGTTCCAATGAAAATGTAAAATCCATAAGCGCAAACTCAGGTGGGGTGATGTCCTTCATTGGAATTTTTGATGCAGTATTGGATGGTGTTAGACAAGGCGGTAAGCGTCGTGGTGCTGGAATGAGTATGCTGTCTATATATCACCCGGATATCCTAAAATTTATTGAAGCAAAGGCACTGACCAAAAAGAAGAAACGTGATGATGACTCCGATGAGAAGTACAGTCGCAGTAATTTTTCAGTTAGACCGGACAAAAAGTTTTATGAAGTACTAAAGAAAACCCCCGACAGAATATTTAAAACAAGAAATGTTGTGGATGGTAAGGAAAACGTTCTTAAAGATGACGCTGGAACTGAATATACATATAAAATGTTATGGGATAAAATTATTCATAACGCATGGGACTTCGCTGAACCCGGAATCTTTAATGGTGAATTAGCGGTTGAAAGATGCACATGTAAACATATAACGGACGAAGTCTATTCCAATCCGTGCAGCGAATATGTACACATTCCATATACAAGTTGTAATCTTGGTTCTATTAATCTATCCCACCTTGTAGACTTAGATAAAAAAGATATTAATTGGAAAAGATTAGAAACCATTACAGAAGAAGCAACAATCTATCTAAATGGAATCATTGATAATAATAGCTACCCCGTTCAAAAAATTCATGATGAAACGCATGCGGTTAGACCGATTGGATTGGGGATGATGGGATTGGCTCATACGTTTTTCAAATTGGGGATATGTTATGATTCGGATAAAGCCTGTGAATTAACACGAAATATTAGCAAATTTATTACTTTAGTTTCAATGCGTAGAAGTATGCAATTAGCAAAGAAACTTGGTAAGACTTACAAATATTATAATCATGATGTATTCATGGATGCAAACAAGAGATTTTTTACCGAAGATACATTCATGGGGATTGATATTGTTCAACTGAAAGCAGACATTAAAAAATATGGTGTTCATAACAGTTGCTTTACATCAATTGCTCCAACCGGAACAATTAGTTATATTGCCGATACATCGAGCGGAATTGAGCCGGTGTTTGGGTTGGTATTTACCAGAAAGATTGAAAAAGAAAATAAGACATACGAACACGTTTATATAGTTGATCCTGTGTTTGAAGAATTTGTTGAGACAACTTATCAGAAAGATAAAGATATTATTTATCACTATGTTGCCTCTCATAATGGTAGTTGTCAGGGTTGTCCGTTCTTAACAAAGGAAGAACAAGTTGCATTTAAAGTCGCTGGAGATATTACTCCGATGGGGCATTTAAAAGTATTAGCCGAAGTTGCTAATAATATAAGTTTATCAGTAAGCAAAACTATTAATTTGCCAAACGATTGTTCTGAAAAAGAATTGGGCGACGTATTCTTAAAGGCACAAGAGCTTGGTATTATTGGTGTTACTGTATATCGTGATGGTAGTCGCAAGGGAATCTTAGTTCATGAAACCAAAAATAAATTCGTTATATCCAAGACACAAGCTATTAAGCGTCCAAAAGATGTAAATGGTGAGTTGCATTTGTTTACAATTGGTAAACACAAGTATTATACTGCTATTGGGGTAGATGATGAAGGAAATCCATATGAAGTATTCACTGGGTTCAATGAAGGTAAGAAGGATGAAGTTTTCACCGAACCGGAGAAGGGTATAATTAGAAAAATGTCTCGTGGTGATTATATATTTATTGGCGAGGATAAAGAGAAGTTTTCATTAACCAATGGACATAGTGATGATTCTGCTGATGTTATTACTAGAAGCTTGTCATGGGGATTACGGCATGGTGGTGGAATTGAACACGCAGTTCATCAGATCGAAAAAACTAGTGGGCCAATGACATCATTTAGTAAAGTATTAGCTAGAACACTTAAAAAATATATTAAAGATAATACTCTTATTAGTGGTGAAACGTGTCCAGTATGTAATAGTAAGCTTATTAGAATAGAGGGGTGTGCTAAATGTTCATCTCCAACGTGCGGATACTCTAAGTGCTCCTAAATTAGTCCAAAATAATCAATACATTTGCTAGTTTGTATAATATTTATACTTGACTAACCATTTTTAGGAACAAATTATGAAGAAAACCGAACTTATTAACATTATCAAAGAATGTATGAACGAATATCGCACTAAAGCGAACCCAAATGCAGACCCAAATGAGGACCAAACTGCCAGAAAAGTGGTTGTAAATTCTATCACTAGTATAGTAAATGACTACAATGCTGGGGAAAAGATCGAAAGTTCTGAGCTGGCGGACGCTGCGGAAGATAAGGAAGATCAAAGCAGACCGGTAATGGTTTCTGATGTATTGTTTAGTAGAATGAAGAAAATGTTCATGAATATCGGAAAATCAAATGCTGTGACATTTATGAATGCCAACCCAATAATTAAACAGATCGGGGATAAGGATGTTTTTATTCGAGACTTGATTTCTGCAAAACTTGGCAATGATCCAGTCGCATCAACAGTTGTTTCCGCCCCACTTAAAGGCATTGCAAGATATGCTCGACCTGAACGAACAGAAGAACCCACAGAACCCACAACAGCAGAACTCACTGAAAAGATTAAACGTTCATTGCGAAATCTGATTAAAGAATCGTTGGAAGAGGTTAAAATTGAAAAGGAAGAAGAAACCACAGAAATTATGGAAGAATTGCTTAAAGAAGTCCAGAAACATAGCAAATCGGCTGAAATGGTGGCAACTCCTCGTGGAAATTTCTTCGTCGAAAATTGTGGCAATCACCATTTTGACATTCGCCCTATGTGGGAAGGCTCCTTTGATGTGGTTTATATCAAAAATAAAGCCGACAGGGAAAAAAAGTTCAACTTGGATAAAAAGGAATTAAAAGAATACGTTAAAGCAAAGCTCACAAACGAAGGTGCTTATGTATTAAATGCATTCAACAAAAATGCAGAAAATCAGAAAGATCAGGTTAAGAAAGTAGCTGATTTGCCCAATAATACAAACGGGTTGACACCAAAAAAGGTTGGGGACACAAAAAACGAAAACAAAGATTTCAATGAAAAGGCAGTGTTGACCGAAGATGACCAACCAGATAAACCAATGGCACCGGTTAAAACCATTAAAAAGCAGATTGACCATAATATCAAGGGGGAAAAGGCAAAATATGAATACCCAAGTAAATCCGAAAATAAAATTGGTAAGAAAGCCAAAACTCCCCATGTTGAAAAGTTGAAAGGCAAGAAATTAAAGTCTTAACATGAAGAAATCGGAGTTAAAACTATTAATTAAAGAAATAGTTTCCTATCAACTTTTACAAGAGGCTGCTGACATGGGACTTATGCAAGTTGAGAAGTCCTCGACATTTCAAGATTTCCTTAAAAAGTTTGTCGGACTTACTTTAAAAGATTTTCAAGACAAAACTTCATATATTAATTTATATTTTTGGCAACGTGTATGGGATGACACGAAATTATGAAGAACGTCCATTACAAGATTTATTTAATTTGGTAGATACATATTTATTTCAAAGGATATTATGGACAAAACTTGGAATAATTCAAAAAAAAGAAGATTTGGCAAAATCAACGACATATAAAAAAGAACATGATGAATATTTGCGTGTTCAGTCTGAACCATTACCATCTGGACCATCATCTACTATGAAAGATAAAATCGCAGCGTTTCATGCTAGACAGGAAAGGACTGGAAACACAGAATGGTCCAATATTTCCAGAATGTTTGATAAAGAACGCGAAGATATTAGAACCATCGTAATGAATCAAAAAATTACAGCAAACGATTTACTCCCCGACAAAACCGATCCCACCTCATTAAAAACGTATACTGCTGCATCTAAGCTGTTTAACAGTATCAAGTTAAAGCCAAATCCTGGCAATGTTTAACAAAATTTTTGTGTTTTAAAAATAGTTGTTGACAATTTTATATGTTTGTATTATACTGATTAATATAAAGGAAATATATAAATAAAATGACAAATACAAAAGATACAACGAAAAAGACCGGACGGAAGAATCGCACTAAACAGACAGTGACATGGCCCACAGGATATTTTACAATTAAGCAATTGTGGCAGCAAAATGCGGGGTTTATTGAAATCACACTTCGTGTTCGATTGAACAATGCGATTGAAGATAAGACCATTGTCCAACTCGGAGCATTGAAGGCGAGCAAGGGACGACCAAACTTGGTTTTTACATGTGCTCCTGTAACTGATGCTGTGCTTGAATCTGCTCGAACTGCCGGTGTCACTCTTGACGAATCTTTTAATTCTGTAAAGGTTGCCACAGTTAATGGAACCAAGCCAGAAACAGTCAAGACCATCGAAGCGGTTGATGCTGCATTGGAAAAGGCAACTAAAGTAACGGTCTAAACGATAAGGTAACTAAAATAGGGGTGTGGAAATAAAACACGCCTCTATTATAATTATGAATACAATAGCAAATTTTGGTAGTTTACCATATGGAACGGTATTTATTCTGGACGAACACCAATATACTAAAAATGTATATCCGGGATTTGTTGTCTCAGATTATGGGTCTGGTAGTGCATTATCTGTCAATGACGAGATTAAAATGGTTAATAATATGGAATTGGTAGAAGTTCTATATATAGAAGATTAATATGGACGACAAGAAGATAGTGCTTTTTCTGGATAAAAAGAAAAAGTGTTATATTATTTATTCAACGCTGGCCGATCTTATGGACCTTCAGGAACCGTTCGATTGCACCACATTACCATTACAGAGAGTGAATGATATTGATGAGCAGTGGATTATAAAAAAGGTGACGTATTTGAAGGGTAGCATTTCACTTGAATTTGAGAAGATAAAATGAAGACGGGAAAGCTATTTGATAAGGTATTTAAAGAAAATACATGGATGTATCCGCCGAAAAAGACAGGAAAACAACGAGTAATGTCTGTTGGTATAACCATCGGCAACCAAACATTTAGGATAGATACTGGTAGAGATTGTGATGAAGACTTTACGGCCGCCGAGGCACTTTGGCTTAGAGAACAGTTGGCAATAGCACTATCCAATTTAATTAGAAATAATAAGTAATATGAAACAGGTAATTTTATATTTAACAAAGACGAAGAAAAATCATCTACGCTATGATTCCGTGGATTCTATTAAAAATATGGATATTCCTATCGAATACATTGATACAAAGGCATTGAAAAATCCCCATGATATCATAGAAAGATGGGAAATTAAGAAAGCAGAAAAAATTGGCGACAATGATGATTTTAGACAGAAGCTGAAAATAGATTTTAAACTCTTATTAAGGAAGAAATTAAAATAATTAAATTGGTTGACATCATAATGGTTTTGGTATAATGTATATCTACAGTAATAAATACTGTAAAAGGAAAAAGGAAAAAGGAAATAATATGGTTATTAGAAAAAACAACAAGAATCGTACCCACTTCTTATATGAGGTTTATGGTAATGTGGAAACATTTATCTCTACCCCATTTAAGGGAGCAAAGAAAGCAACAAAGTTGACAATTCGTTCTACCGATGGTTCGCGTGTAGATTTGAATGGTCGTCAAGTTCGCATTCTTCGTTCAGTGTTGGACAAGGCTACGAAGCTTTCCGCTTAATTGTGGAAACTTAATGATATTGGGAGACTAATAATCTCCCATATCAAAATTTTAAGGTATAATAATGGAAAAAACATTCAGACGAGGTTCCGATAACAACAATTTTCGGAAAATCAAGAGAGATGAAATCAATAAGTCCAAGAAATTGAAGAAATTCTTTGACAAACACAAAGTTACGACATTAAAACCAACGGAGACAGATGAATCTGATATTGATAAGAATGGTTAAGTGGTTCTTTGTATTCGGCATTCCAATATTGATGGTGTTCCTCAATTACAAGTATCCTCCTACGATACCATTATCAATATTTGTAACATGGTTTGCTGTACTTTTTGTTAGAAGTGATTTTGAACATTACGCAAAGGAAATCAACAAATACTTTGATATTAATGATGAAAACATTTTTGACTTGAATAAAAATCAAAAGATGTTAGACTCTAATATTACTGCTATTAAGAAAGACATTGAACGACATGCCAAAGTCCAAGAAAACAAGCTCGATAAAGCAACGAAGTCTGTTCGACCACGTTAATCATATCCGACAGGAAAAGAGCGATGATTATATGTCAACGCTTACTGATGGAGAATTGAAATCATTTAATCATTATATGATTTGTCGATGTTTGAGCATGGACCAGTCTATAATCGAAGAAATGACTATAATCTCTAAGTATTTTAATAAAATGGACTCGAATTCGTTTTACAAGTTGTGCTGCAAGATAGTGCCTAAAGGCGGCAGAGCATTCTTCCCATATATCAAACGTAAAGGTGTAAAAATCAATAGTGATTTGTTAGAATATGTTTGTAAGAAATTTGACGTTGGAACTAGAATTGCCGATGAATATTGTAGGATTTTGTATTCCATTGATGGTGGAATAGAGGAATTAAAATCTATATGTAAAAATTATGGTCTTACAGACAAGGAAACAGATAAATTGGTTATTATAAAGGATTAAATATGAAAGAATATATTATTTTAGAAAAGTCAGATATTGTGTGTTGTAAGAACGGTGAAAATTTTATGATTAATAAGCACAATGATAAAAATATTATCTTGACAATGGATGCTGCTTATGAACTATATACAGATTTAGAAAATATGATTTCTCTGAAAATAGCATCTAAATCAAGTAATACTCGTAATATCGTTGTAGATATTGGTCCTCGGAGAAGTGGAAAAACTACTAAATTAATTAATAATGTATTGGATAGACTTGTAAATGACAAAAAGAGCATTATTGTTTGTTGTAACAATGAAACCGCAAAGGGTATTATGCAACGAATTAGAAAAGAAATTAATGATAGAGATTTGTTTGGTAAATTTCAACATCACAGAGAAGATACAACATTTGAAATAAAAAATAGAGAGACTGTTTATGTTAAGGCAATGATACCAAACTGCCATTGTCTTATAGGAATTCCTGATTGGGAATATATGTTTCATTATGATGAATTTGATCAATATATTGATAAAATGGAACCATATTTTGTAATGCCTAAAGGATATTACGGCACTACACCTAAAAGTGAAAATATGTTAGACTATAAAAAATGTTTGGATAATTTGATGAAGAAAATTGGGAGATAATTTATGATGATATGTGTGGATTATGAAGAATTTAAACCAGAAACTTATGCCGGTGTATATGTGTTTGATAATGGAAATCAATTGTACAAATCAAACACAGGAAATCCAATAAAAGACATGGATAATGTATTGAAAAAATTAAGAAAGCATCATCCCGGAGAATGTATTCCATTTTCATCTAGCGCCACTGACTTTTTAAGCGACGGTGATAAATATACATTTAAATATAATAAAAATAATGAAGTGGTAGGATATAAATTACAAAAAAATAATTGACATTTTCGTGACGTTTTATTCCGTGACTTAATATTTATATGTATAGGAATAAAATATGAATGATATGGAAACATTATGGGAAGAAAAAAACTTAACAGAACCAAAGAAGAACTTGCTAAACAACACAGGGAAAGGCAAAGAAGATATTACGAAAAAAACAAAATCAAACTTAATAAAGAACGACTCGACTATTATTATAGAAAGAAAAAAATATTATGTTTATCATCTAATTGATTCTATGAATGGCGTTGTTTTTTATGTAGGAAAGGGGTTTGGTAGGAGAATGTATAAACATGAACAACTGGTAAAAAAGAATAAAATACCCAATAATAATAGACACTTGTTTAATAAAATTAAACAAATTTTAAATAGAAATGGAAACGTCATATATAAAAAAATATTAGAAAATGTAGACGAAACATCTGCATATAAACGAGAAATCAAAGAAATAACTGATATTAGACTAATAAATCCAAACTTATGTAATATCGGCCACGGTGGAGAAGGCGGGGATAATTTAACCAATAATCCTAATAAAGAAGAAATACTTAAAAAACTTAGAATTAACCACGCATTAATGATAGACAAGTATGTTAGAGGAATAACACTAACAAAAGAACGAAAGAAACGGTTGTCTAGAATTGTTAAGACTGAAGAATGGAAACAAAATATTAGTAATACTAGAAAAACCAGTGATAAAAATAAAGGTAAAACTCATTACATGTATAACAAGGATTGGATGGATTTTGATATATGGAGAAAGAGTTTAAAAGATAATCATGCGAATTTTAACGGAGAAAATAATCCATTTTACGGTAAATCTCATCCACCCGAAGTAATTGAAAAAATCGCCGACCAACACAGAGTTTTATATAAGTTGACATATGATGGGAAAAGTATTAATATTAAAGGTGGGAAAATACTTAGAGAATTTATAGATGATTATAACAAAAAACATAACACTAAAATAACAATCGGTATGATTCGATATAACAAAAATAGTGTTGGTTGGAAATTGGAAAGAATATATGATAACAACTAAAAAATATATAGGCATTAGCGGGGTTGCTCGCAGTGGAAAAAATTCGTTTGCGGATATAATGTGTGATATTTACAAAGAGAGGGGGATATCTACTAAAACATTTGCGTTAGCATATCAATTAAAAAAAGATTGTGAGGAGTTTGTTCAAAAAAATTTAGGACTTAGTATTTGGACAGAGAAAACCGAAGAAAAGAACATATTTAGGGAATTTTTAGTATGGTATGGTGATGTTAAAAGGAAACAATCGGAAGGTAAATATTGGACTTCCAAGCTTAAAGAGGATTTGGATAAGAGTGATGCAAATGTTAATATTATTACTGATATCCGTTATTCAATTTATCCTTGTGATGAAGTGGAATGGATTAAAACTGTTATGGGTGGTAAATTAATTCATGTATCTAAATATGACTTAAAAGGAATCACCAGGATTTTCACAGAACCAGCAAACGAACATGAAACATTTAATGACCCAATTGTAAAGAGAAATGCGGATGTAGCAGTTGAGTGGCAAACATATAATGGTGACAGTTATATGGCAATGTTGAAAGATGAAAAACTTCGTGATATCGTTAAATCAGCAATGGATAAACTATGAAAATTAAACTGTCAACATCATCCAAACAATATCAGGAATTGCTTTCTTTGACAGATTCTAATTTTCCTATGAACTTACGAAAAAGAATGTTAAGAAATATTGTTAAACAAAATAAAGATAAAACTATAGATGAATTGATATTACACCAAAAGTTAATGGATAAATCGTTTAAAGAACAACGGCCATTTTCGGATGTATTACTAGAACACCAATCTCAACAAAATAATAGGATAATATGAACAACGAAACCGATAATAAAAATTCTGATAATGGGTTTATTTATGATCACACAGTAAATTTAAATAATAAAGAAGAAAATAAATGTACAGATGAGAAATGTACATGTGTGGTTTTTAAAGAACAATTGGCAGATGCTATTATTAAAGACTTTCATGAGAATTTAAATGATTTTATATTTGGTTATATGGATTTAGAAGATGAACATAGAGATAAAATATACGATTCAATTGATGATATTGTGTTTAATTTTAGCTCGAAATTAACTGATGATCAAAATGTAAAAAATCATGATAAAAAATGGAAATTTTTGGTAAACTTGTTAAAATCATATAAGTTTAATGATAAACAAATACAATTAACGTTTATGTTTGTTGGAAGATTAGAACAAATTGCGACCTGTATGGGATATGATGGACGATTTATCAGAATAATAGACATTTATAACAATGTGGATAAGGATTATTAATATGAGACTATTGAAAGCACCAGAAAATTTCGTGTTGGACAAAAATGAAAAGGCCATATTTTTGTGTGGTAGTATAGAGATGGGTAACGCTGTCGATTGGCAAGATAAAATTTCTAATAAAATGAAAGATGTTAAAAATCTTGTAATTTTAAATCCAAGAAGAAACGATTGGAATTCTAGTTGGACTCAAGAAATGTCTAATCCACAATTTAGAGAACAGGTGGAATGGGAATTGGCTGGTCAAGAAGCAGCTACAGTTATTTCGTGTTATATTGACCCTGCCACCAAAAGTCCTATAACACTTTTAGAAATGGGTTTATTTTTAGATAAGATGGTGGTATGTTGTCCAGATGGGTTTTATCGTAAAGGCAATGTTGATATTGTGTGTCATAGATACGGTGTTACTATGGCAAAAGATATTAATGATTTGGTAAAGAAAACCGCACAGAAATTGTTACATTCTAGTAAGTTTTAATAACTTTTCCATTATTTGAAAATGTTATTGGTCCAGATTTAAATACACTCTTAATCATTGTCATATAACTAGATAGTGTAGTGTTTACTAGTCTAACATAAGCATCAACACATCTATCTCGTTTTATACTCTTTTCTGTTGGGTTAATACAATTACAATGTGCCTTATAATCATTAACAAGAGATATAAACGACGAAAATGGCGATATTCCTTGTAGATTGCATCGCATTACTAAATTTGAAAATTCGGAGAAATTATTTATAATCATCTTTGTATCTTTACAAATAAATAGTACAAAAATATAGATAATAGGTAGACAATCGGTAGACTTGTTATAATACCACAAATTATACATCCAATTAAGGATATCCAAAACGCCAAACAAATCGGACATGTTATTAATCTGACGAAGAAGCAATTGTAGTTAATTCGTAGATATTGGTGGTAAGTCAATTCAAAGTCATTCTTATAGGCTTCGTCAAATTGGTCGATTTTGAGCCATTTCTTTATTAATTTAAATATACGCCCATATTCAACCAAAACGTCGGTATTGAAAAAAAGTATAAGACATATAACATTTGTAGTTATGACTGTTATGAGGACATTCATTATAATTCCAATATTTTTAGTTTTGAATCGGGATTTTTAACAAACCTATACCAATCTGATTCCCATATGTATTTTACGGTAAAATTGCCTTTTTTTAATTCATTAAGTCTTTTGAATGTTTTTTCATACAAACTTCCAAATGTTATTTTTACAGATTTATTTAATTTTTTGTGATTAAATTTGTTGGGGTTGCCGTGCCAATAATCTCCAAGGAACTCGTAAATTGTGTTGTTTTTTATACCATCAACATAATAACCGTTTATATATTTATTTCTGTTGTGTTTCTCAATTTTCATATAATCAAGAAACGCGGTTTCTGCTTTTGATACCGAGCCTGTTCTCATGTTCTCTCTACCACATTTCTTACACCCCCTACCAGACAGATGTTTGTTTGGCGTTTGACTGAAAATTCCATGAATTGGGCATATTATACTAATATGTGTTGTTGTGTTTATGTAAAATATTTTGGAATAGTCATATTTTGAGTTATGAACAATTTTTGCCCTTTCTTTAAATTCGTCTATGGTAAATGTTCTTCGAGAACAAAAACATTTCAAACATCCTCTTCCATTTAAATGTCCGGATGGTGTTTGTAAAAACTCCCCATGAATTGGACAACTAATAATTACTTTGTGTTTGTAATTAATGTATTTTGTTTTTGTGTAATCATATTTATTTTTGTGACACTGGCTTGCTTTTTTTATAAAATCTTCCGTTGTAAATGTTGGCCGCGATTTTCTACAACGGTAACAGCCCTTCCCGCTCAAATGGTTATTTGGGGATTGCAAAAATTTCCCATGAAGTCGGCATTGAAGTATTCCTTTAGTGTGCGCGTTGATATAAATAAATTTATCATACAAATATTTGTTTTTATGAATTAATTTTGACTTTCGTATAAATTCATCTATTCCGAGAGTTTTAAGTTTTCTAGGAATTTTCCACCCACATTTGGCGCATCCATGGCCCGCCAAGTGGTTGTTCGGTGTTTGTAAAAAACTACCGTGTTTTGGACAAATTATTTTTACCATCAATTGACTATTAACATAGTTTACATGAGAATAATCATATCTCAGTTGATGAATTAATTTTGATTTTTTTATAAATTTTTTGGTTGTATATTTGGGCATTCCTTCTCCTTTTCATTTTTGGTGTTGTTTGTAACAATGTAATTTAATACACCATCTACCCAATTGCTTATTTTAAGAGATTTTTGTTTGCAATATTCTTTTAACATTGTATGTGTTCCGTCTGATATTTTTATGTTTTTCATACTAATAAATAGTATCTTGAACACTGAAAAGATAAAAAAAGATAAAAAAAGATAATATTAATTTAAATGAAATAGTAGCATGATGATTTTAATAGGTGCGGGGGTTTTTGCCTAACGAGAGAGGATTAGCGTAACTGTTACTGTTATACGAATAATCATAATAGCTGTGATGTATAGTGTGGGTCTGTCGTTGTAATTAGTCTATTTTGTAGAGGATTTAACTGATTTATAGTGAATTTGAAGATATCGTACTCTAATGTACCAACTTCACCGGACTCAATGATAACGTCCGTTAGTTGTGTGGTTAAAAATGAGAAATTCTCTTGATTCAATTGTTTGGCATCAAACTCTATAATAATGTCATTTGTTTTATCTGTATTAATGGATTGTATGCGTTTTGTCAAATTGAATTTTGTGTTTGGTTGGTTAAATTTTATGTAATCATTGAACTGGCAGTCGGTATATATGGTTGAAAACATTGGCTCCAATGCTGCCAATAATTGTTCATTACAATTTCTGATTATAAGACCGATGTCATATTTGTTTTTTATAATTGGGTAAGAATATTCGTCATTTTTAATCCAGCTTCCCCATTTTCTCAAAAAATTTTTAGAATTTCTATCAACACATTGTTTATAATAATCATCATCTTTTTGGATTTGTTCTGTCCATCTATGCCCGCGACATGTTAAATGATATACCAGAGAATCCCGGCTTTGGATGATATTATAACCATTCAATATAAACCGTTGAAATATATCACTGTCTTCAAATGGGAAGGGCGCAAATACTTCATCATGTCCACCAATGATTAAAAAATCATTTTTGTACATCAGCCATGGAGCAAAAATTCCTTTGGTAGTAACATTTTCGTTTTCTTTTTGTGTTATTAGACAAAAATCTTTAAATTCTTTAAAATTGATGTCGTCATGATTCATGCCAAAATTTTTTGTAATTTTTTCTTTTCCTGTAGGATGTAAAGGGGGCTCAATTCTAGTGGCAGATACTACCGTTTTATCTCGAAGATGTTTTGTTAAATTTTCAATATAATTTGGGCCACATATCATATCCGCGTGAAAAATGCTGAATACATTATACCTACACATCTTAACGCCAATATTGTATAATATCGTGTGTCCTACAGGCGCGTTTGTATTTAAGTGTATTGTAAGATTTTTATCATTTAAACACTTTAACCATTCCCCTGTACCATCGGAGGATGCATCATCCAGTATTACAATTTCATGTTGAGTGTAATATTTTCTAATACTATTATACGCATTTTTTAAATATTGTAGATTGTTTTTTGTTGGTATGATAAAACTTATAAGCATATTACCTCGGAAGACATAATAAATTGCATAATGACCCGACTTTAACATCGTTGATACTATTTATCAGTTTTCTATGTGAGATATCTTCCAACCCCTCATTGTTTATGTTGATATCATACATATCATATTTGATGTCACGGATTGTTTTGATTAAATCCACGATTTCGGCCGCGTGTAGTCCAGAATAAAGCTCTGCCATCATTATCGGTCTTACTTTGTTTAGGATTGGATATATTGTCTTTATGATTTCCTTGTCATGGCCTTCAGCATCAATTTTGATTAAGGATATTTTATCAATATCTTCAAGATGATGTTCATTCATAAAATCATTCAAATTTGTTGCGTATACATCCATTGGAATAACGTGCCCGGTAACACCTACCCCAGCTTCACATTCAGTTGCAAAGCCACCATTACAAAACCCATTATCGGAGTAGTGAAACTCAAGAATTTCTTCGTTTCTAGAGCAGGCCAGATTGTATGGAACAATATTCTTGTATATTTCACAATTTTTAGCCACTACTTCAAAGACGGCTGGATTCGGCTCAAATGATATGACCTTTTTTGCAAATTGAGCAAAGGCTACCGAAAGTATACCAGCTTGAGCGCCCACATCTAATACCACGCTATTTGGTTTTATGTTGGCCTTCAAAAAATCAAGAATACCATCGGTGAATGCTTCCCGCTTTTCCCAATCTCCTTGATATGGATGCATCCATTTATAATATTTTATTGTGTATCTATTGGAAGGTGTGGTATATTCTGTGTACACTGATTCATAATGGTTCTTGGTTTGTTTCAAAACGCTTATGAATTGTTCTCTATAAATGTCTGTAGATTTTATTATATCATTCATTTTGTCCCTATAATCTTATTAACATATATATATTTTTTGTAATTGGCTTTGTTAATATTTTCTAAAAAACACGCATTTACGAACATATATGTTCCGGGTAATCGTTTATTTGCAGGTCCTTGGTCGGAGCTATCATTTCGTTCTGCATGTTTGTGATACGTTATTATGGAGAAACTTGGGTTCCAAACCTGATAGCCATGTTTGTGCAATTGAAATGCCAGTTTGTTATCACACCCAATTATACCTATACCAAAATTAAAATCATCACCAGTATATTTGAGCGGATTTTTCCAAACCCATACGTCTTGCGACCTATCATGGCTATGATATGGTATCAAAATGTTGTTATCATTTGTCCAATGTCCCAAGTATGGGCAAAATCTTGTCAACGCCAGCACCTTGTCAGACAAATCAATGTCTTTTGTTTTTAATATTGATTCATCAAAGAATATATCGGAATTGCTTAATACCACAATATCATCGCTGGGAATATTGTTCTTAGCATACTCAAAATAATATTGATATGTCAGTCTAGTATTTACCTCATTGATAATTACATTTTTTGGTATTTCCGTATCTGGCAAATCTGAGGACTTGAAGATATGAATAAAATCAAATTCTTTGGTATTGATATTCTCATTAAAACAAAAATCTATTTCCGCTGACCGTTCTGGTCGTGGATTCTTGTAATAGTCTATTAATAAATGTATTTTCGGGACATTTCGGGTTTCTTTTCTCCATATTCTATTATGCCCGCACGCAAAAAGATGCCTAAACTCGAAACTTGTGTCGAGTTTGTCTTTTATAGCTAACGCGACATCTTCATGTCCAACAGTCCTATCATTGTGATGGTTGATATTCAACAGTGACGACGCATCATCCATAATTAATAGTCCACCATCAGCCAAAATGGAAGCAGCAAATTTTATATCACTACAAACTGTCTGATAGTCATGGCCACCATCAACATAAATTGCATTAAATGGCCCATCTCTCAACACTAGTTCTTGGAGTATCGGGTCAGTGGATAAGCCGCGATAAATTTTTATCTTATCAGTAGGAATGTTGAGATTTTTGTATAAATTTTGTATACATTGAAAATAGTCCTGTTGCTCATAATTTGAATATTTGTCACCCGCCGTACTTAATGGAGTTAGACCATGTATTTCAATGTTCTTGTCCAAACTGTCCGATAGGACTTGCATCAAACTCATTATCGACCCCTTATAGACCCCAATTTCAAGAAATTTTCCATTCTTGGGAATTTGTGACGCAACCAACGCCCAAAGATATCTGAAAGCCTTCTCTCCGAAACCAGAGCGGGTTTGCTCGACAATACGAAAATGGTTTTCTAATATTGGAAAATTAGATACCATCAAAAGAAAATGGTCATAAATAAACTCGTTATACTGGAAAGTATTTGTCCATTCTTTTGAGAACTTATTAAAGTCATTATTTAACGTGTTAATCATTTAGTTTTAACTCAACAATTCCCCGGCTAGATTTAAACTTCCCACTGATATGATATCCAAGTTTTAGAAAATCCGAAACGGCAGAATTTACATCGCGAATTAAAGAACAATCATCAATAAGAATTGCTGGTATTCGCAATCTGTGGCAATTTAGTAGGTCATGATATGCCGTATTGTAATCATGTCCCCCGTCTATCCATGCTAGGTCAATTTTCTCATCTGGTTGAAATGTGGTCAATGTATGTTTGCTATCGCCAAGTGTAAACCAAATATATTTACCAAATTCCGTATTTAAAATTTCTGTCGCATTTATACTAAAGTTATCAATTCCAAATGTAAAAATTTTTACATTTGGAAGAACCTGTTTGCAGAAAAAACAGAAATGTCCCTTGTGTGTTCCCGTTTCTAATATCGTATTAAATTTCCCATCTGTCAAATATTGCCGTAAAAATCCCAACGTTTTTTGTTTGTCATCTTCCTCATGTGGGGACCAACTATAGGTAGACCCCTCTCCAATCGGGGCTACACTATTTAATTTATTTAGTATTTCGTTCATATATTCCTTGATATTTTGTGTATCCAATACTCCAAATACGCCATTCTGATATTGGCGAATTTTGGTTTGACTCGTTCTATTTCAGACGAAATAAATTCGCGGTCCAATATCTCATTAATGGTTTTTGCATAAACACATGGTAAATCTTTAAATAATTGATTATAAATTATGTCTGACCCATAGATGATTGGAATACGATTACAGTATAATGTCTCATAAGTTCTAACGGTGTCAAGACCGTTTCCTATTGGACATAACACAGCCTCATGTGTTTTAATATTGTTAAAATATGATTCTATATCCAGTGTTGGTGTTGAAACAGTAATGTGATGTGAGTTTTTTATGTTGTTTAATAGCGGCAATCTAATATTTTGGTTAGTGTTAACATTAAAATTTGCATAGATAAGGTTCTTTGTGGCGCATGGAAGTGCCTTGATATTTAGTTGTTCTGTTTTAGTAGAGGCAAATCCAAACCCAACCCCATGCCCGGGACGATTGGTAGGAAACGTGCTCTCAATCCCTATGGGTAGGCTGAACACTCTTTTATTATCAGAACACATTGAATTTGTTGCAAATATTCTGGTAATATTTTGTGGTGCTCGACCAGCATATTCTTCTGTAAATGGATAATCGCTATTACCACATATAAATGTGACTTCATGATTTAATTTTGAAATTTCTACGAAATCGTTTAACATATATTCAAATTTGCAAAACCAAACGGCATTGCCATTATGAACTATATTACACAATTGGTTTTGTTGAAAGAATGTCATTATTTGTATTCGTCTCCAAATGGTCCATCAGAAAAGAATCGAATGTGTCGAGCTGGATTCCCCTTGACCAAAGAGTTTTTCATTACATCCGTACAAACCATTGAACCAGCCGCAGCCATGGAATTTTCATACATAGTTATTCCACAAAGAATTGTACAATTTGCCCCCACCGCTGCTCGATATTTGAATAGTGTTTTTCTAAAACGGTCTTCCCAATTTCCTTTAGCGCGGGGATATAAATCGTTTGTTGTAATTGTGTTTGGCCCCAAGAATACTTCATTTTCAAGAGTAACTCCGTGATATACCAGAGAATGGTTTTGTATTTTACAATCGTCCCCAATTATTACATTGTTTCCAATGTGTACACCCTCACCAATCATACAGTTTTTGCCAATGATTGTTCCGGAAGATATATGTGAAAACGCCCATATCTTAGTTCCCTCACCAATCTGTACGTTGTCATCAATTATTGTCGTTGGGTGGGTAAATATGTTCATAAATAGCTCGGTATATTATCACTAATTGTTTGTAGATATTCTTTATAATCCTTGAATGGTCGCGGAGCATGTAATTCTGAATATCCCCCGGCTTTTAACCGATTAATATCATAAGTTGGTTGATATCCACGGTCTATCCTATTTGGTAGGAGATATTGGTGATATACCCCAGTATGTCGTTTGAGATGTGGAGAGGATTTTAACAAAAATGTAGAATGTAGTTCATCGAGCCCCCAATAATCCCCGCCCATATATATTTGGGAATAATTATTTCTAGCGGCAAAAACTTTTTTGACCTCAATCTCCCAGCTATTGTCAATTTGAAGAGCTTGTTTGTATATTTTTCCTTTGGCGACATGGTGTGAAGAGAAAAACCAATCTGGTCTAGCATCTGATAGTCCAACAACATAGTCTTTGTTAAAGTCATAATGTGATATTGTCTTGAAAAAATAATCTGACAATGGGGCTTGGTCTATTCCACAGGTAATACAAATATCATTTTCAAATTTTGATGCTCCATAAAACAATCCCCAAGTACATGCCCAATCTCTGGCAGGATTTATGGAAACTTCTGGAACAAATGGTAAATGATAGACCTCCCCATGGACATCTAAATTATATTTTTCCCACCCATTTCCATAAAAGAATAACGTGGGAATTACACCAAACTTGTTTTTCCAAATATTTGCAACATAGGGCCAAAAATCAGCATATAATGGATTGTCTGTTAGTACTAAAATTACTCTAGCCAAGGGAAATGTTTTCATATTATTTTTCGATTCTATTGTAAATTATTGACCACGATATGTTTTTTCTAAAATGGTTTAAAATTTGGTTATATGGTCTATCAGTTACATGATTCGCGTGCTGGCATGGAGCCTCACATAATGTTAGGCCATATTTTATTGCCAATAACGATAATATTGACTGGTCATGTCTATGGTCACGAAAATCGTCTTCATTTTTACCAGTTACATTGTCCATATCCGTTATAACATTTTTGTTACATGACCATTTGAGATATTCATTTACAAATTTTATGCTGTTCTCTGTTTTTTTGAGTAGAATATAAGCGCCATCTACCTGATGACCTTGTTTATATTTTTCATCATTACATCCCATCAAATTAAAACAATCCGCCTTGGTCCATGTCGAGTTCTTCCACATATCTCCTGTTGGATGACCGTCCCGATTATTAAACAATATGATGTCCTGTGAATCTAACAGCTTGAATATTTCAGAGGGATTTCTGATGAATTCATTACCAGAATCCACATAAAATAATATATCACCATTAGCAATATAATCCAATGAACGAGATATAAAATAGGCTTTCCATAGCCAATAACCACTGCCCTTGGAAAAATTGAATATTGCTTTATTTTTCTCCTTAAAATCGGGTTCAATATCATCTGGAGACACACTTATGATTTCATCAAAATAGTCTTTGGTAGAAACTATTTGTAGTTTCTGTTGCAATTCATAGTTTTTGTCGGCAAAATTTAAGAGGTATTTTTTCATTATTTCTTGATGTACCACTCATAGGTACTCTTGAGTCCAGATTCAAGAGATATATTGGGCCGCCATCCCATTGCAAATAACTTGCTACTATCCAACAATCGTGACGGTGTGCCATCAGGCTTTGATGTGTCCCATAATACTTCGCCCTTATAACCAACAATGTTTTTAATGATGCTGACAATTTCTCTGATGGTATAATCTTGTCCGGAACCAATGTTGATTATTTCATAGGAATTGTAATTGTTCATCAAAAATACCAAGGCGCCTGTTAAATCATCAACATTCAAAAATTCACGGCGAGCGTTCCCTGTTCCCCACACGGTTACACTATCCAAGTTATTCAGTTTTGCTTCGTGGAAGCGCCTAATCAATGCCGGAATTACATGGGAATTGGTTGGATGAAAATTGTCATTAATTCCATATAAATTACAGGGCATTACTGATATAGAATTGAGATTGAATTGTTTTTTATATGCTTGGCACATCTTAATACCAGCAATTTTAGCGATTGCATACCACTGATTCGTAGGCTCTAACTCACCGGTCAATAACGATTCTTCCTTGACTGGGACCGGAGCATATTTGGGATAAATACAGACGCTCCCCAAAAAACACAATTTTCTAACATTAAATTTTCTACATGATTCAATAACATTACTTTGAATTTGTAAATTATCATAAATAAATTCGGCGGGGTATGTATCATTTGCATGAATACCACCAACTTTTGCTGCTGCCAAAAATACATATTCCGGTCTATTTTGATAAAACCATTCATGTGTAGATACCATATCTCGTAAATCTACCGTAGACTTATCTGATGTAAATAAATTGGTATACCCAAGTTCTTTTAAGTTTCTCATTAGGGATGACCCTACCAGTCCCTTATGTCCGGCCACATAAATTCTACTATCTTTATTCATGTTTCCCCAAATTGTCATTTGCTGTAAACTCTTTGTTATACCTTAAATTGGTTTCAATCTGCTTTTCGATTGTTTTGTTATGGTATAACGCGTATTCTTCCTCTTTTGGAAAGAATACATAATTGGTATTACCACTAATCCGTTCATGTAGACGATTTCTCCAACGGATAGATGGGAGATTCTTAAATATGCGAGTCTGATAATCAGGCCAGTTTACCAGAGGAACTTTATATTTTATTTTTATTAGTGCCATATATTTAGTAAGTTAAAAGTTTTAGTTCTTTGTCTACACCTCGTTTAAAATTGTTCCAATCTGTTTCCCAAACATATTTAATAGTGTAACCGCTGGCCGTCAAATCATTAAATTTTTTGAAGGTATCACCATACAATTTTCCAAATGATTCTTTAGTAATTTTATTAATATCATTTCTGTTAAATCGTGTCGGATTACCGTGCCAAAAATCGCCAAGAAATTCATATATTATATTTCCGCAAATAGCGTCTACTTTGTATGGTTTAACATATTTTTGTCTATTAGACGAACTTATATTCAAATGATTTAAAAATTCAATTTCGGGTTTGGAAATGTGATATGTGCAATTTGGACAATTTCTTTTATTGTGTAAATGTGCGTTAGGAGTTTGAAAAAATGAACCGTGTTTTGGGCAAACAATTTCGACCTTTGTTCTACAATTTATATATTTTACCAATGAATAATCATAAAAATTGTTATGTATTTTATTTGCTCTGTCATAAAATTCTAACAATGTCAACCTAGTAGAATCTGATTCACACTTGCCACAAATTTCTCCGTTTAAATGGTGCGATGGTGTTTGTGAGAACTCTCCGTGTATTGGACACTTTATTATTACCTTTATATTAGATTTTTTATAATTAGTTTTTGAATAATCATAAATATTATTGTGTATTTTATTTGATTTTTGTATAAAACTTTGTGTAGTATATTTGGGATTTCCATGACAAATTGGACACCCCTGACCTCTAAGATGATGATATGGAAATTGCAAGAACTTTCCATGAGTATAACATGTAATTTCAATCTTATTGATCGAATTTATATATACAACAGAATTATAATCATATTTATCCCCGTGTATAAGTCGTGCTTTGTTAATAAATTCTTTAGCTGTTAATTTTCTTGGCATGATTGGCAATTTTTTCTTTAATCAATTCATCTACCCACTCATTTATCATTAAAGAATTTTTTGCACAATAAATTTTTAACAATTTATGGGTATCTTCTTTAATCTTTAACGTTTTGTAGATTGGTTGCTTCATATTAATAAATAGTATAGAAAAGTAGAAAAGTGTAAAAATATTTAATTTATTTTGGTTTCTTCAACAATATAACCGTTTTCTTTTAAAAACTTATATTCTTCAGATGTATCATCTATAATCTTTTCTCTAATAATTGATGTTGATGGGGAAAGATTCCATCCATATTGACTGGCAATGTATGGATATACACCATTAAAATCATTAATTCTTGGAACCCAGAACAATTCTATGTCGGGATTTGATAGAAATATCTCTGGCAAATTTGCCAATAATATTTCATTTGGAACCTCATCAGCATCAATTTGAAAAATATATTTCCCAGAACATTTTTGAATACCATAATTTTTGTGACTACCATAATCATTACTTAAATGATGTTTATATACTTTATAAAACCCGAATACTTCTCCACTATCTTTTATATCTTCTAATATATCAATAGTATCTTTATCATCACTAAAATCATCTAAAACAACACATTCATAATTATTATTTGAAGAATTTTCATCATAATTATCATATTTTTCTAATAAATCTAATAATTTTTTTAATTGCTCGCCTTCATTATGACAAGTTACCAAAAATGATATAAGTGGAGTATAAATTCTGTTCATATATTATTTCTTAATTTCTACAAAATGATGGTTTATAATTAATGGAGAATCGCAACTAAATTTTTGTGACCAAATATACCCATTGTCATATAAACCAGTATCTCCAACATCAAGAACGTCTGCAATATGCTTTACTATTAAATTGGATTCGTGTTCAGATGGTTTTCTGTTCAATTCTAATGTAATAAGTATATTAAGTTTAACCATATTATTCTATCTTTTTCAATTGGGGCAATTGTATTTTCGTTAATTTTGGAAGGACAATCTTGGATTCCATTGCAAATTCTGGAATTTTATCCAAGAAAGCATGGAACTCATTATCCATTGCCTGCAAACTAAATTTCTGTTCATTTTCAATTCTCAAATTGTCAGCCTTGACTAACAACTTCTCATAAATGTCTGGATCCAATAGACCTTTCATCTTTCTTCCTGCTTGGTCATAATTTACATATGCCCACGAACTCTCTTTCATGTAGTAGTCGTTTACAGATCCCCCAGATATCTGTTTAATTTCAGCGTCTAATAAGTTACAATTATCCTTATTAAGGTAATCTAAATGACCTCCCCAATTTGTTGCCAATATTGGTTTTCCTGATAATGATGCTTGTAATAACGACATTCCCCAAGATTCTCCATGTGTAAAATTAATATGTGCTTTAACTTTTTTATGATTATATAGTGCGTTAAGTTCTGAATCTGATAATTCTCCATGAATTAAATATACTTCGGGTAAACCAATATCCCCAACATCTTGTTTAATAAGATGAATTTTGTTGAGAATGTCTGCTTTATCAATCTTGGAGAAGTTGACACCACTTGTCTTTAATATTAATGCTGGTTTAATTTTTTCGTTCTTAAATGTAGATAAGAATGTTTTGATTAACATGCCGATGTCCTTTCTATCAATATATAGACCATTTCCATGAGTCCATTGCCCACAAAAAAGAAAACAATGTTCTTCGTGTATTTTGGACATAATATTATCAATTGAATTAATAGTTTCATCTGTCTTTTTAAATATATTAGTATTAACCCCCCACGGAACTATATCAATAGATTTGTTCACCTTCAATGGTTCTGTGTGCCCGTCTTGGAATTTTTTATTGAATGCTGCTTTTTCCATTACATCTTTACTAAATTTACTCATAGTAAACACCGCGTCCATATTATTTACACCCTCAATAAATTCGGTAGGGGGAATTGTTACTTCCACGAATGCCGATGCGCCAATATTAAATTTGCCCATTTTTTTAAATTCATTTGATATGGATACCTTCATATAAACCTCTGGGATTTTCTGGAGTTGTTGTTTTAGAATCATAGTAAATAATTCTCGTTCTTCATCATCTTTTAATTCGTCGATACTATGTTTAGATGGACATGCTCCCCATCTAGTAGGAACTATTTTAATATCATATTTGTCATTATGTATTTTATTATATCGTAATAAAGATTTTGCCAACGCCATACTCCAATCTCCATATCCTGCTCTGACAAATAAACTCGATTCAAAAATAAACACTGGTTTGTTATTCATAATTTTATACCCAATTCCTTTTCTGTAATTATTTTAAATGTTAAATTGTTTTTTGAACAATATTTTTTTGCGGCAAAAAATTTTTCTGGATTATTATCCAAATGTATTAATCTAACTGGTTTAATCTCTTCCAAAATTTTGTCCCCTACCAATATATCCGGAATATAATAATGATTTCTTCCGTTTACATCTACATATGGAATTTTTATTCCGTGATTTTTTGTCCACTTAATATTTTGAGAATTTAATTGTAACATTCTTTCCTTTTCATATGAACTTGAATACCACTCTTTTTTATCTGTAGACGTATTCAATAAATATCCTTGAATGTAATATGATTGATGCCTTGGTATGAAATTTCCATTAGATATATTTTCCGCTAACCACTCAGACATCGCGGGGTGTGGCTTTCCATTATGCCATGTAAATTTACAAGTATTTGAACAAAAATAATGTTTTCTATTATTTCGTCGTTCTCTTTTGTTTGCTCTAAACGATTTATTGCAACATTCGCATATATATGTTGTCTTAGAAGCATCCAGAAAATCTCTACGACACTCCCAATTACAAAAAATTTTAATTTCCGATATCTTTGTCTTTAATTCTTTTTTACAAAATTTACACGATGTGGTTCTGGTGTTTCTCCGTGTCTGTAATATCCCAGAACATTTTCTAGAACAACATTTTCTTCCAATTTCTCTTAAATATTCAGTTAAGTGAATCCCTTTACCACAAATAATACAATGATCGGTTATTAAGTTTTTTATACCATTTAAATTTTTATAATCCGTATAACATTGCTTGCAACAATACAATCCTTTACCAGCTTTTATTTTGCTTTCGATGGTATAAAATTCCTTACTACAAGTTTTGCAATTTCGTTTAATTTTCATTTTTATTCGTAAATTCCGTAATTAATTTTTCTATGACCCATACAATTTTAAGACCATTTTTCTTACAATAATCTTTAAGTTTATTATATACTGCTTCATTAATATTAACAACGTTTCGTTTAGATTTCATGTGTCTAATTAATAAATAGTAAAATGAATACAAAAACAATCAAAAATGTTCATTTATTATTCCTTACTTTATTGACAAATCTTTGTTGATGTCTTCTAATGATACACCTAAATCGCTGTTTTGTCTGTTTATTTTATCAGTAGATCCAAAACCACCATCATTTCTCTGTGTATTGGTTAATTCCTTGGTTTCGGAGAATGACACAGAAGCAAAGTATTCAAATATGATCTGTGCTATCTTGTCGCCTTTATTAATAGTAACTGGCTCTTGACCTAAGTTGATTAAAGCCACCATAATTTCACCACGGTAATCACAATTATGTAGCAAGTGACCATTACAGAAAAAATTATGATTATTTTCTACGGTAATATCATATACTTTATTTTTTGATTTGGTTATGTTTTTTATTGTTGATAATTTCATATAACTTTTCCTTGGCTTCTTCTATAGTATAACAAACCATATAATGCTTATATTTTTTCTTTGCGTATGTAATTTTTTCTTGTAGATATTTGTCAGGAAACCCTTTCATTTCTAATACAACGACATCATCATCATTTAATGTAATTTTAAAGTCGGGTAAATATCTACGAGTTTTTCCTTTAACATCAATATAATCTACGGCATCAAAATTTCTTTCCCATTTTTTAACATCATTAATAGAATCTAATAATTTCATTGTTTCCAATTCTAATCCACTTTGATAAAATGTTCCGTTATAATAGCCGGTTTTAAAATGACCAGATATACATTTTATTTCTCCACTCCTGCATTTAGCAGATATTGTTTTTGATATTTTATCTCTCCAATTATCAAAATTTTCCTTGTTAGAAAAATATTTTCTAAACAAACCAGCTTCCTCCCAATATTCATTAAGCCTTGCTGTCATTAATTTAGACTTATTTTCTAGATATGGATATTCTTCTTTGGTTCTTCCGGTTAGATTTTTTTTGTTTTTTTCTCCAATTAATACTAAACTAGGATGATTCTCTTTAGTTAATCCGTCGTTCCAACATTTAAATCCATTTTTATATACATTTTTTATGATAGTACTTTGTTTATCTTTAAGTTCATCTGTCCATGATTCATTTCTTGCGATATTAGTTTTATTTCTATAATCATCATCCTTCCACATTTCTTTCGATTTTTTAGAAACCTTGGCGTGATATTCGGCACTAATAACCGGGCCATATTTTAACTTATATTCTTCCACATCCATTTTGTGTGTTTTTACCAAATGTTCTATTAATCTATATTGTACAGCATGTCCGCATATTTTACAGTTTATCATATTATCACTCCTATAATCTCTGTCTATTAATAAATAGTGATTACGGAAGTGAAAGCATCAAATATTTAATATTTTTTCTCCTATTTTTAGTTCGTCGGCTCTTTTTATCCCTGTTTCTGTATAAACCATGGTTCCCGGAGTTATCTCCAATTCTCCATTATCCGTTTCTATTTTTAATGTTTCTTTCTCTCCCAAATTAACAATGGCAGAAACAAAATCTCGTTCTATTTCTAAATTTTCATTAACAGAATATATAACATCATCTATTTTTAATTCTTTGATTAATTTGTCTCCGGCTTGCGTTCTTATACTACTGTTTTCTGAAAAACAATCAACGACACCCGCCAATACATCAATACCCTTCTTAACAGCTAATCCACTTCTAGGTGCCACTCTACCATATACAACAGATGGTATTTCCATAGTTAATCCTGTTTTATATGGATATCTCTCCAATGGCTTCAATTCCTTGGTTTCAATACTATATAAATCATAACCGGCCGCTTCTTTACTCCCCTGTGTGGGAATAATGGCATCCTCTGTTAGTCTCTTAATTTTTATAACCATACTTTATACCTTAATATACTTATCACCAAACAATTTACCAACAACTTTCTTGTATGTTGGAATTTCGTGAGATATCTGTTCTATTCCCCCACATTTTGTTATAAAAACATACTTAGTGTCTGAATTTAAAACATTAGACATCTTCATTATATTAACAATGTTGGGTTGAATATACTCAATTACGTCATTGGTAGACTTGTAACACTTTTCAATGTATTTTCCAAGCAACCGTTCATGCATATCTTCAAATGTTTCTTTTTCAGAATATCTTGGTTGATATGATGTGTAATCAACACTATTAATTTTATCATCTGTAATATTATCCATAATTATTTCTTTACCTTTTTATCTTCAATGTGAACATATGCTGATTTCAATTCCATATTAGTCTCTACATCACCATTATCCAATTTCTTTTCAGTAACATTTAGATAGAATAACAAACTAACCAATGTATTGATTTTTTCTAATTGCAATAAGAAACCTTCTTTGGTAAGTAATAGATTAGCCTTATCATCGGTCATCTTTGCAGTATTTTCATCATTACCACGAACATTTCTAGTATTCTCCGTAAGATTGTGGAAATACTCTGCCAATTCTTGTGTGGTGCCCTTAATTAATTCGTGTTTGGTTATCATATCTCAACCTCTTCTGTTTGTTTCTTAATACCATCTTTATCAATCTTAGGAATTTCAAATCCTAGACTATTAAATGGCATGGAGTGACCCATATGTTCCTTGTCTGTATGTATACTAAACTTAGACTCTGGTTCAAAGTTTTCCAATGTAAAATCCATGGCCTTAATAAATTGTTCGCACATATTCTTAGTATTAGTACCACCTTCGTTCATTGCCCACCGACGACCTTCCAAGCCACACTTAATACGAGTTTCTTTGTCCATTAAATACCAATACATGATACCTTCCGCTACATCTTCCCACTTACATACACTGTCTATGATATATGGGGTCGCCGGAGAACCCTGAATATATCTAGTAGTTGGCCATACTGGATATGCCCAACATCCACACTTCTTATATTTGCCAATTTGATTAGTACCAAAATCATGTGTAAACATAACTGGGCTACCATCATCTTTAGTTTGGCCAATCTGGTCCTGCAATCCTCCGGTAACATTAACAACAACAGGTAAACCACACATCATTGATTCATTGCAAGACAGACCAAATCCTTCATTACTACTAATATTACAGGTTATATCGCACAAATTGTATAGAAGGTTCATATCTTCCGGTAAGAATCGTTCTTCAACAACCTTGGTATTATACATACTGGCAAAAGCTTCGCTAACAGCCCCCAAATCAGTGCCGGCATCCAAAACCTTTTCGGTGTGCATAATCAATAAACACTTATCGGCTTCTTCCTTGGTAAGATTATCACAAAACATACGATATGCCAATAATAAATCGGATGTTCTCTTACGATTGATATTACGGCTATTATAGAATACAATAAAGTCATATGATACATCACCAAGAATTTTCTTCTTGAACTCCAATAACTTCTTATCACTCTTATCAATTGGTTTAAATACATTGGAATCTGAACCAAGTAGGACGGGGTGTATTAGGTGCTTGTTTTTTATACTCATTGTATCTCCTTAGATAAAATATCATCCATATTTTTTATTTTTGTATATGGTATCCGTATTAATTTAATATTGTTATCTTTACAATATTGATTTTTAATTTCATCTCTATACTGAACTAACGTTATATCTACAAATACTTTATTAAAATGTTGGAATCCATCATATTCTATTAATAAATTTTTTTCGGGAACATAAAAATCAAATTTTAATTTTCTGTTTGTTTTTGGATTTCTACAATCTTGAAATTCTTTTTGTGGAACAAACTTTATACCACGAGCATCTAACCATTGGGATATTTTCTGTTCTCCTTTTGAAACATTACAACGTGGACACCCCTTTCCGTTGATGTGATGTTCGGGAGATTGAAAAAAACTTCCATGTTTACGGCAAACAATTTCAGCCTTTGTTTTAATACCCGAATATTTTGTTTTAGAATAGTCATATCTATTATTGTGTATTTTATTACATCTATCAACAAATTCTTTCGTAGTATATAAATTTTTACACTTCGGACAGCCGTGGTTTTGTAAATGATGGTTTGGTGTTTGTAAAAATTCACCATGACATTTACAGTTTATTTTTATTTTAATATTGGATTTTATATATATTACGCGAGAATAATCATAACTATTATTATGTATTTCATTGGCCTTATTGACAAACATTTCTGTTGTGGATGTATTTTTTGATCCTGCTCGTGACATTCCACATTTTGGGCATCCCTGTCCACTTAAATGTTCATGTGGTCGCTGTGTAAATTCGCCGTGTTTATTACACAGTATTATAACTTTTGTTCTTGAATTTTTATAATATGTTTGAGAATAATTATAAACTGAAGCGTGAATGTTATTAGACCTCGTTATAAATTCAGAATGGATTAGTTTTTTTGACATACTAAACATCCTTATTATTTATCGCAAGTAATACAATTTTTACAATCCACTTGGGCATGTCTAATGCATTTTTAATGCAATATGATTTAATTATATCATACGCCACTTTGTCTATATTAATTATTCTACGATCTTTGTATTTTTCTTTCATACTAATATATAGTAAGTAACATTCAAAAAAGTTCAAAAAAGTTCAATTAAAATCTATTCTTTTATTAAGTTTCCCAGTGTGTCAAATTCTCCATCTATAGATATACAGTTCTCTGGTCTCAATGTCCACTTATGAATATTATCAGATTGTTTACTAAACCCCAATAATGTATCACAACTTTGATAAAAACTATTGTTCCACATGGGATATGGAAGATTGTCCCACACTGTCCAATAAATCATTGGAATCTTATCCCGAATTTGTCTTTCCAACTGGAAAAGCCACACAAAATATCGTGGATCTGTTAAAAATAGTAATGCATCGGGCTTCTCGATATTCATAATTGCCATTAATGATTCTTCATTACCATAACCATCTGTTGGATATAAGCGAAGATATGCATCTTGAATACCAGTTTGTGCCTTGGCAGCGGGACTCATATCAATGACCTTACCAGCTTCGGGGTGTTTTACCGAACCTGCTAAAACACAAAAATCGTATTTGTGAATAGTTCCCATTACCAACTCACGGGCCATTACAGCGATGCCTGAAAAAAATCTGATGTCATCGCATATAAAAAGAATCTTTTTTTTCTTAGTAATTTGTTCATTCATATTATTTAATAATTTCCTGTAAATTTTTATTCCTATCGAAAATCCATACTTCATGTTTAAATCCCAGGTTTATACACGCGCTGTGTTTTAAAATTGTTTCTATTTTATTCGTATTGAATGTATAATCGGATTTGAACACTTGTGTAAAACTATCTTTATGCTTAAAAACGAGTGTTTTAACAGATTCTTTATCTAATATCTTATTCATTTGGTTTAACGCTACCCGATATAGCTTTATGAATGGCTTGTTCTATATAACCACTTAGAGAATATCCATTGGCTTTACAGAATTCTTTAACCTTTATTTTTAATTCTTTGGATATTTGGATTGACCATTTATCATTTAATTTAGTTTCTTGCCGTTTCATATGCTTATTAATACATATCAAATAGAAATTTCAAAGTATGAAAAATCTTACTATTTCTTACTTATTATAACCTTTATATTTTAAGCGTTTTGTTCTTCGATAACTGCCTTAATTTCACTTTCAACGTCTTTCATCTTATCCTTATAACCTGTCATTGTATCCTTAGCATCCAATTTCAGTTTGATAAGACGCTCTGTTAATTGATATACCTTTTCTTCTGCTTGTTGTTTTGTTAACTTTGTTGCCATATGTTTGTTTTCCTTTTAGTTTACTTCTTCATCAACGTTGCAGGGAATCCTATCCCAATCGAGATTGTATTTTTTACACAATTCTCTGCCTTTGATAAATGCTCTTGATGCTTCACTATCATTTTCACTGGTTGATAACGCTTTTAATTTTTTGATAGTAGCAAAAATATCTAATGTAACGTTATTATAAACGTATTCTAATAAATCTGGTAAAGCTTGTTCTGCATCTTTCTCTGTTAAATGACCATAAGACTTATCCATTTGTTCTTTTAACAATTCATAATCTTTGCCTTGGTCTTTTTGTTCTCTTAAAAATTGAACTGCTGATGCTTCGTTTTTATATTCATTAAGTAAGAAGTATAACATATTAAGGATTGGTGTATCTTTTGCCGGTATATATTTAGATAATTTACCATAAACTTGTTCTTCTGTTAAACCACGTTTTCTACCATCTTCCAATAGTAATTGTTTCTCTATTGTACCTTGTTCAATGACCTTTTCATATTTTTTACTATATTCATTGGCCGCAGCCTCCAATCGAATTTTATCTTGTTTTACATTAACCTTCTTGGTTTCCATTCGTTTAATGAAATCTTCATCACTATTCATCAATTTTACCAAAGATAAGTCGTTGTTCATAATAATTCCAATTCTCGACCATAGAACCACGCACTTTGTCTCTTATCGTCAGCATAATATATTACCGAATATTGTGTGCCACCCTTGTGTCCCCAAACGTCATCAATAAAACCACTCACCTTTAGTCCGGCAATCAATACATCTTCGTTACGTTTAAATGTAATCGGCGTATTTACGTCATTTGTATTTAATGTGAACTTGTAGCATTCGGTATTGGTTTTCTTTTTCATATTATCCGTGAAGTATTTGTTTATTAACCGAACCAGATCCGCTAATAATTTCGTTTATTGCCTGTGCACACGCAGTAGCTATCCACTTACTAACAATGAGATTCCTCGGTTTACAATAATCTTGAATTTTCTTGTAATCCTCTGCGGTCAAATTAACCATGTGTCGTTTATTTTCTTTCATTTGTATGATTGCCCATAAACATACATATCAGTAAACTGATGTAAACAACAATTTATTTTGGTAAAATGTTATTTATATTTTGTGGTGAGAATGTAAAGGCGGGAAATTATTCTTTGTCTTCTCTACCATCACAATTTTCGGTCTTGTAATGTTTGCAATATTTACAGTTCTTCTTTGCCTTGCCGGGATTCTTATAATAGACACCATCTTTATTATATTCCCCGTTTTCCGTAAAACAATTATTAATGAATTCGATTAAATTATTTACCGCCTTGGTAATCATCGGTTTATTTTGAGTGGGTGATAATTTTTGGATACGGCTTTGAGGATATGCGACATTCTCATATAGCTTTCGTTTCAAAATAAAAAACTCCACTTCAATCTTATCAAGTGGCACATTTAGCATGTTCGCATAGAATGCCTTGTACAATAACAACTGTTCCGCCTTGAGAGTATCCTCACGTTGGTACTGGTTCCACCCATTATAAGAAGTCTTGAAATCAATAATTTTGTATACTCCACTGGATTTTTCTTTTAGGATTAAGTCTAAATAACCTATGAATTTCAGGTTATTCTTGATGTCCATTTCCACTGGAGTTTCTACACCAATAAATTCATATTTCTTACTGGGGAAATGTTTAATTCTCGTGGAAGTATCAAGAAATGCTTTAAGAAGGTCTTCTCCATCAAAAACAAATTCGGTATATTCATCGTCGGTATAAGTGACTACCTGTTTCCCATCATTATCCTTTTTACCCAATTCCTTTTCAAATTCCTGTTTGAACATTTTGAATACCTCGATCTTATCAGCGGCTTCTGCGCCTTCGGTATATAGGGCTTTAAGATATGTCTGAATTGCAAAGTGAATCGCAGTTCCAAAACAGGTATTAATTGATGCATCGAATTTTCTTAATCCTAATGCATAATCTAAGAACCAACGGTATGAACATGAACTCCAAGTAGAGTATTGACTATATGATATTTTCTTCTTTTTAATTTCTTCCATTTATCTACTTTACCATAAGTCAATTAAATGACAACTTATTTTAATCTTTTGTGGCTATTTATAGTATATGACCAAACTTATAAAAATTCTATTGCCGTTATTATTCTGCTATACATTATACGCTAAAGATATGCCTTCCAATTATTTTATTGGTGGTAAGACATATGAATCATTTGAAGAACAGATTACTTATAATGTCGGCAGCAATACGATAACCGATATAGCATATTTCAATAACGTTTTTATATCAATTAATGAAAATTCTCAGTTCCTTGTTAACCAGACATATGCTGATTATTCCAAACCAGAACTTCCAGCAACATTAAAATCTATTAAAACTAAATATACATTCTCTTTAATGTCCGGTACTGTTGATATAATCAATGGCAATACCAACAATATTGAGAATAACCTAATAGTACATACTCCCAGAATTAATATAATACTAAATTGTGGACAGTTTAGAGTCATTACTGATAAGGGAACCACGATTATAGCTGTTTATAAGGGAGAAGCCGATGTATTGAATGTGCTTGAAGGTAAAAAGTATAAATTGTCTGAGAATACTGTTGGTATTATAACAAAGCATATACCATTATCCACCAAGGATGCCAATTTCTATTCGGTTGAAAAATCAACCATTTCCACTAAACCAATTGCAGATGATGACTTGCTTTCACTGAAAACCACATTTAACAAATTGTCAGAATCACTGAAAGACGTTATATTTGTTATAATAGATGGAAAGGTTTTTGGTGTTAAAACAAATTGACAATTAAACGGGAATCGGTTATATTGGGTCAATGTACAAAACGGTATATAACGATAAGAGAAATGAGAGAATTTATATATTTGATGACCAATTGCCCGATCCAATGGTCATTCCTCATGCCCAATTAAATTATGCCTATCGCCGTTCTCCTGTTGGTACATATACATCCGTATTTGGTGATAAACTTGAACGAACTACGTATGCAAACCCAAAAGATCCATCATTATTTGAATCAGATGTTGATTTGTCTGTAAGAGCTTTGATTGAAGGGTATTATGATAGTGATGAAATTTCCACCGGGCATAATATAGTTGTTCTTGATATTGAAACTGATGTTGAAGGTGGTTTTGCCAATATGAAGCTTGCCGATAAGAAAATCACGGCAATTTCTTTATATGATAAAACCACTCAGAAATATACATCATTAATCTTGGATGCTGATGGTCTAATCGAAGATTCCGATACAAACGAATTGAAATTGCGTTCATTTAAGGATGAACAGTCATTATTATATGCATTTTTGAATGTTTGGGAAGAAATCCAACCAACGATTGTTACCGGGTGGAATTCGAGAGGCACCCATAGTTCTACTCCCGGAATTGAATCAATTGGATTTGATATTCCATATCTTTATAATCGTATTAAGAATACAATGGGAAGTCGTGAAGTCAATCGATTATCTCCGATTGGAGTAACATATCAATCAAAGTACAAAGACGAAGTGATTATTGCTGGTGTATGTACCGCATTAGATTATTATCCTATGTATAAGCGGTATAGCGGTGTCAACGAAGCATCATATCAACTGGGAAAAATTGGTAAGAAAGAAGTTGGTATTGGTAAAACAGAATACACTGGTAGTTTGAACAATCTTTACAAAACCGATATCAAAAAATATATCGAATATAACTTGAATGACGTTAAAATCGTTGTTGAATTGGATAAGAAATATAATTACATTGACCAAGCCAGAGAAATTTGTCACTTTTGCCATGTTCCTTATGAATATTTTGAAAAATCTTCGAGGTTCTTGGAAGGTGCTATTTTGACATATTTGAAACGCAACAATTTGATTGCCTGTAACAAACCTACACTACAAATTGATGTAGAACTTGACATTGAAGAAAGTGAAGATGGTGATGAAGATGGTCCTACGTTTATTGGAGCATTTGTTAAGGAACCGGTTCCCGGAAAATACGATTGGGTGTACGATTTGGATATGCAATCCCTATATCCGAGTATTATCCAAAGCCTGAACATAAGTCCAGAAACGCTAGTTGGTGTTGTAGATAAGTGGAAACCTGACGATTATTTGAATAATAAGTTGACAGAAGTTTCTGTAAGCGGAACAAAGTATACCATTGAACAATTTAAGGAATTGATTGCCAGGGGGAATTATTCAGTAGCATCTAACGGGGCATTATTCAATCTAACTACTCCCGGAGTTATTCCTACCGTAATTGAGAGATGGATTGAAGATAGAAAAGTCGTAAGAAAGAAAGCCGATGTTCTGAAAAGGGCTGGTAAGCATGATGAATATATTGTGTTGAATAGAAAGCAGATGACATTGAAGATTTTGTCCAATAGTATTTATGGTGTTACTGGGCTTCCAAGCTTTAGATTTTACAACCATTATTGCGCAGAAGCAGTCACTATTTCAGGTCAAGAGATTATTAAATTTGCTGGTAATGTATTAAACAATTATTACAAAAAAGAACTCGGTAAAAAATATAAGGTAACATATGATGATGGCACATACGAAATTGTTTATGAGGTGAAATGTGAAGAAAATAATAACAATTGAAGAATTACCATGTAATACGGACCACGTAATTTACAGCGACACAGATTCAGCGTTTGCATCATCTATACCATTAATTGAAAAACGGTATCCAAATATTGACCGTAAAAACCGCGAGGAAATGATTAAAGCGACACTGGCAATTACAGGAGATGTCCAATCTCATATCAACGGGATGGTCGATGTGTTAGCCAAACGATTATTTAATGTTAAGGTTCATAAATTCTTTATTAAACAGGAAATGGTTGCAGAATCTGCCATTTGGATAGCCAAGAAAAGATATTGTCAATGGATTGTAAATGAAGGCGGCAACAACTGTAGTAAGATGGATGTTAAGGGCATCGATGTTGTCCGTTCATCATTCCCACCAAAATTTAGTAACTTTATGAAAGAAATCATGGAAATGATTTTGACTAATAAAGACCAAAAAGAGATTGACGACAAAATTATCAAATTTGAAGAGGGATTAAAGGATATTGAACTATTTGATGGTGCTAAATCAACCTCTGTTAAATTCATGTCTAGGAAGGGGGATAAAGATTATAATCCTAAAGGAAGGCAGCGTTTTGAAATCATCGGGGGGTCCCCTGCCCAAGTAAAAGCCGCGTTACATTATAACGATTTGTTGGCTAAACTTGGTCTTAGTAAAACGGTTGAACCAATTTATACTGGGCAAAAGATTCGATATGTATATCTCAAAGAAAACCAATATGGAATTGATTGTTTAGCGTTAAAGAGTGACGGAACTGATCCGAAGGAAATATTGGACTTTATCACAGAATACGTAGATCGTCGCGGGATGTACGAACAGGAGTTAAAAAGCAAATTTACCACAAACAAACCAAAGAAAAGGGGATTGTTCGATGTCCTTGGTTGGAAATATCCATCGATTAGTGTCAGAATAGCAGAACAGTTTTTTACATTTTAAGGAAAATATGAGGGATATCGGTATTATATCAATAGAACCAGTTAAATATCCGTGGTATAAACGATTAAAATATAAGATTGGCAGTACACTGCTTTTTGGAATACCATATTTAAGTCGTTTAATTAGATGTGTTTGGTATGATATTTTCAAACGTGGACCATTTAGAAAAATAGCATTTCCAATTATACTAAAAGCGAATTATAATATTGTAGTGAGGGACTTGATAAGTGTTCAACCTATGGACACCCCGACATCACTAGTATTTTATGTGGATTTTAAGTATGCAACAGGCAACAAGTGTTATAAAGGAATAAATGAAACTAATAAAGCGATTAATAGCAAAATTTAGAGTGCCCAGTGGAATGTATTGTTATACGATTAAGAAAATTGTTCCTGATGAAACGTATGGGTTTATAATTAAGACCAATCCCTGCCCATATTATGATGGTTCTGGATATCGGGCAAATTGTAAATTGTTGAAACAGGGAGATTTTTTATTAGATGACCAATGTAAGATTTGTGGGATAAACGATGAACCTACAAAAGATGAAATGGAAATAGTTTTGAAAAAAAAATAAGAGTTAATATGAAAACATGGTATAGAGCTGTTTGTGATGAACACAAAGAAGCGTGTCATATATTTGTAAGTAATCCTAGTTGCACTTCTCATTATTTGTCAGTAAATGACCAAAATATTCAAGATTGGTTGTCAAAACATTATGCGTGTAAATTGAGACTTATTCACCACGATGTAGATTTGGACACCATATTCGACAATAATTATAAAATTATAGATTATGAGTGGAAAGGAATAAAGATTGACAAGGTTGAAAAAATCTGATAAAGTAATTAAAGATTAAGGAAATATAAAATATGAATGAAAATCGAAAACACATCAATACAGCACAAACAAAGAAAACATTAATGGCATTAAGCCGTGATTTACGAAATGGAAAATTTACTTGTGTCAGTGATGAAACATTAGATATGTTTGCTGACAATTTTTTTAATTCATTGCGAAAATTTGTCGTAGAACACGAATCAAAGGGAAAGACTCTGTAGTCAACCACACAACCCCTAAAGGGATTGTGCTTGTAATACTCTAGGCTTTCCTAAAGATTTACATACAATTGGCGATTGGGTTTCCTTCCGTCATAAAAGATGAATGTAAATTCTGTAGCGATTATTTGGATTTAATATGGCGCACTTAACACAAATACATTTACCGGAAAAATCTGAAAAGTTTCTGGAATCGTTGGGATTTAGATTACAAACTTCGATTTCAGTGGATTCTGTTTGGTCAAACTATCCATTTGGAGCACTTTACATAGATGTAAAACATCCACCAGAAACAATTACCGATGTTTTGAAGATAGTAAAAGAAAACACAAAACAGACTACTCGATATGAAGTAGAACAAGAATTTTTAGAGAGACTTGAAGATGAATTAGAAGATTTTATTGAGAAGAAAATATTTAGACACAAACCAAAGAAAGAATTAACATATGCGTAAAGAATTACAACAAAATTTTCATACATTTTTTTATACTTTTAATTTTCTATATACTATTTATTAGTATATGAATAAAAATTTATGGGAAGAAAAAAACTTAACAGGCCAATTGAAGAACTCATTGCAGAACGCCGTGATAGGCAAATGCGATATTATTGGAAAAATGCAAAAAGATTTAGAAAAATCAACCTTTCCAGATATTATAAAAACAAAGGAAAAACGATTTAGAATTAGTGGAAGAACATATGGATATAAAAAGAAATGTAAAGATTGTGATACATGGATTCACCCGGCCGGAACATTTTGTAGACGGTGTGCAAGCATTGGGGATAGAAATGGGTTTTATAAAAAGTTCCATACAGATACAAGTAAAAAACAACAAAGCATAGTTAAACTTGGCAAATATGTTGGGATAAACAATCCAAATTTTAAAGATGGGAAAACCTCTGGAAATCGCAAAACTGGAAAATGTAAACTTTGCAATGCTAAAATATATTATACGAGCGAATTGTGTAAAAAATGTTTAAATAAAGCTAATTCGGTTAGATTAAAAAATCCAAAAACAAATCCCGCTAAAAAATCGGAGGCACGAGAAAAAATAAAAGTTAGTAAAATGGGAGAAAGAAACCCTTGTTGGAATGGTGGAAGTAGTTTTGGAGAATATTCTATAGAATTTAATAACACACTAAAAAATATAATAAAAACAAGAGATAATTACAGGTGTCAAGTATGCTTTATAGATGAAAATAAATCTAAGCAAAAATTTAAAAGAAATCTGGTAATTCACCATATTGATTATAACAAACTAAATAATACAATTAAAAATTTAATAACATTATGTTGTAGTTGTCATCCAAAAACAAATTTTAATAGACATCATTGGAAAAAATTATTGACATCACAGAATAATCGTGATAATATCATTATATGAATAAAGAAAATACTAAGAAATTATTGGAAAAATATCCCAATATTTTTAGACAAGCACATTTGTCCATACATGATAGTTGTATGGCTAGATTGTTCGAGTGTGGTGATGGGTGGTATCAAATAATTGATACATTGTGTTCTACTATTCAGTTTAGAATTGATAATCCTCAATATATTAACGCTACTCCGTGGTATAAAAAGAGTATTAATTGGGTAATCGTTAAAATTAATAATTGTTTATTTTATATTAGTTATAAAATTGCTAAAGAAGACCCAAATAGATGTCATGTATATTATGATGGCCAATATGATAAATTACCGGCATTAACAAGGATTCTTAGAAAACTCGGCGGATTGCTTCCAATGTTTAAAGAAACATATATTAAGCCAAATGTTAAACCGTTGGAATTTGGTCAAGTTAAAGAGAAATTCGGACAATTGACCATATATCCAGACTATAGTAATGATGAATTAAACGGAATGATTAGCATGGCTTCAGCAATGTCATATAAAATTTGTGAAGTTTGTGGCAAACCTGGAAATCTTTGTGTTCGTGGTAATTATGATTGGTATAAAACTTTGTGCTCTGATTGTATTACTAATACACCCGAATGTGGTGGATATACAATTTATAAACGAAGAGAGGACTAATTATGAAAAACGTTGAACTTGGCAAGGAAATATCAGAACCACTAATACGAAAAATGTATACAGAGGAAGTTAAAAAAGAACTTCAAATCATTTCAAAAAAGTGTAAGAAACATCCTAAATATAAAGCCATTAGAAAACCAGGATGTGATTGTGACGTTTGTTGGGCAATTTATCAAAATTTGAGCAGATATGACAATTGATAAAGAGTATCTATTTTTAGGTGGAGTGTTACATAGAAAAAAACGAATTCTTCCAGATAATTTGTTATATTATAGAATGTATAAAACAGAAACCCCAAAACGGATTCAATCAAGTTGTAATGAGTCTATAACAAGTGTTGGATACATTCATTACAAAACCTATGAATATACAAAAATGTATATTAGAAATTCATTTGATAGAACAATAGAAGTGTTTAGGTGGAATAAACTAACAAATGATACGGCACTAAAATACTTTGAAAAATATATGACGTATAAAAAGCGGTCTAAAAGTGTTAAACCCTTTTTAAAAATTGGTGCAGACAAACTTATGAACAAATTTAAAAACTCTTCTGAATACCACAAACATCACCGATGCTGTCCACAATGTTTTTGTACTAACATTAGTCAGACACTTTTTGGTTATGTTTGGCGTGACGATGTGGAATATGTAGATAGCAATGAAGCATGTTGTGGAAATTGTAAGTGGATAGGAATTGTTCACGATTTAGTGTCACCGGAAGAAATGTCACAAATTGGAAATGGGAAACTTAATATGAAATTAAACGAATTTGAAATGGAAGCATTACTTAGAATTGCCGACTTAATGTTGACAGCAAATCCAGATTGGAGACAGGGACAAACACTGTTTAATGCTTTATTTGAACTGTATCCAGATATAGCCAATTCAATCAGAAGCGATCCTCAATTAGATCCATTTTACAATGATGAAAACATTGGAAATCTTTTGCGATGTCTGAAGGAACCTGCCGAAAATACTGAAATATAATTGTAGACAACTTATACGGATTGTGGTATATTAAGATAACAATATGAAGAAGCAAATATTAGAAACTTTCATTGAAAAATACAATCTACGCGGAGAAGTTGAAGCGACAATACTGGTAATTGATTCAAAAAATACATTGTTATCAACCCTTACCACCACCCCTGAAAAATGTGTATTGGTAG